ATGCCCACCACAGACAAACCACGCGCCCTCACGATCCGTCAACCCTGGGCCGGCGCTATTGTCCACCTGACGAAGCGGGTCGAGAACCGCACCTGGAAACTCCCCGCCAAGCAGCACGGCGCACGCATCCTCATCCACGCCGGCGCCCAGCTCGACCCGAACGCCACCATCTACGGCCCGAACCTCGGCGTGTACGGCGCGATCATCGGCACCGCCACCCTCACCGACTGCCACTGGTCCGACGACGGCCAATGCTGCGGCCCCTGGGGATTCGAGAACGCCTACCACTGGACCCTCGACAACGTGACCGCCCTGGCCGTCCCCGTCCCGTGCAAGGGAGCGCTCAGCTTCTGGACACCGCCCGCCGACGTCCTGCACGCCATCCACCAGCAGCTCGAGCAGGAGCCGACCCGATGATCCGCGAAGACCGCTTCCTGATCTCCAACAAGCCCTATGCCATCGATCTCTCGACCCTGTCCGGCTCGGGCCAGAAGCACGGCGATTCCGGCCGCTACTCGTTCAGCGGATCGGCGGACGCCCTTTGGTTTCGGCGCAAGGCAGGAATCACCCGGGCATGCATGGGCTCGCTCAAGTTGTGGCGCCACTATCTGACTGAGCCGTTGGACGCCAGCGACCCGGTGGCCGTGCTCAACGCAGACCTGGATGGCCGCTACGGCGGCGACTGCCATGCGCGCTGGGACGGCGAGCGCTACTGGGGTGCACAAGAGCCCTTCCGCATGGCGCTCGACATGACCGTGCTGGAGCCGATGCTCGCCAGCTTCCCGGCCGTACCCGACGGCTACGACGGCTGGTGGCGATTCTGATGGCAGGCCCGAGCATCGCCACCGCCGTACGACGCGCAGCACGCAAGGAGCCGACCCCATGACGAACGCCCTCCCCGCGGAACTGGTCGCCTACCTGGAACGGCAAGACGACCGGCGCGCCAACACTCTCGCCGCCAAGCTGGCCTCGTACACCGACTGGGAGCGAGCCCTGATCAAGGACGCCGCCGTCATGGGCTACGTCCGCGGCAAGACGCACCCGAAGGGCGAGCCGCACCCCAAGGACAGTCACGTCCTCGCCGAAGTCGTCGGCGAGTGCATGGCGTTCCCCGACCTGTACCCGGCCATCAGCACCGAGACGCAGCCCACCGAGGACGAGCAGCACCGCCTGGCCTTCGAGCGGGCCCAGTACGCGGCCGCGATCCGGCAGCTCATCCGGCAGGTCAAGCAGACCGCCCACGCGTGGCTGGTGAACCTGCCCGACACGATCCGCACAGCCGACGTCGCCCAGGCGCTCGGCACCCTGTGCTCCCCGAAGCCGCTCCCCGAAGACCTGCGGGACGACCTGTGGCAGCGCATCGTCGGCGCCTACTACCTGCGCTTCGAGAACGACGGCCACCCCGAGGACTCCCAGGCGGCCGCCGACGAGGCCATGGCCATCGTCCAGCCCGAACTCGACCGCCTCCGCACCAAGCTGGACCAGGTCACCGCCCTGCACCAGCCCGTCCAGCACCTTGGCCAGACCTGGTGCTCCGCATGCTCCGTACGCCGCTCCACCGGCCCCCGGGACGAGGAATGGGTGGCCTTCATCCCGCACCCGTGCCCCACCCTCGACGCCATCTCCGATCCCGAAGCGAAGGCCGCCCCGGCCGAGAGGAGCTGAGTAACGCATGGGAGCAGCCCTGCACCTGGCCCACGTGCACCAGGCCCCGGTGAAGAAGCGCCGGCCGAAGCGCACCGGCGGCGGAGACGGCAGCAAGTTCGCCGAGATCGCCCACCGCATCTACCAAGACGAACGAGCCGACACTCAGGCCCGGCAACTCCTCCTCGCCACCGCCTACGCCGTCACCATGGCCGCTCTGGACGAAGAGACCACCGTGTGGCGGGCCATCTGCAACGCCATCGGGAGTTCCGTCCGCGGCTGGGACGACCTGCGCAGCTGCGTCCGGCAGGACGTCCCCCGCTACGAGCCGCCCGGGCGGTGGTCACGCAGCAACGTCCTGGATCAGAGGTGCCGCGGCCCCCGTGTTCGCGTACACCCCAACGGCCCGGACGACTTCCGCAACAAGATGAAGATCTGCGGAGAGAAGACCCACGACATGGTCGTGGAGAAGGACCCGGTCACCGGATGGCACACCAATCACTGGTTCTGCACCCGGCATCAAGACCACCTGAAGCGCGTCGCTGCGCAAATCGCCGAACAGAACGCGGCCGCACCCCCGCCGGTCCCGAACCGCGGTGGTCTCCTGCCGTCGTACTTCGAATCCGAATGGACCGAGCTCTACCGGTGGGCCACCCACAACCCAACGTGGGAACCACCTGCCGTGTACGGCGTCCGAGCAGACGACTGGCCCATCCCTGGACAGGACCCGGTGCCGCAACGGGCACGGCTCCGCCTTGTCGTCGGCAACCTGGGGACTGCGGGTGACGACGCCTGAGACCCGGGCCCGGCTCCGCACCCTCAAGGAGCAGCTCACCACCCCCACACCCGAACCCCTGGCCGGACAGGCCGCCCTGCCGCTCAACCTCACCTGGCAGCAGGGCGCCCTGTTCGACGAGGGCCGGCCCATTCCACCCTCGAACAGGACCGAGGCCCCCCATGAGTGAGCAGCCGCCCGACCGCACCCCCAAAGCCCTGCGCCTCGCCATCCAGGAACACGCCCCGCACCTGCTACCCGACTTCGAAGCACACTGGCACCGCACGATCGGGGACGCGTTCGACCTCGCCGCCGTTCCCGCGTTCATGCGCCTGTGGGAGACCCAGTACGCCATCGCCCGCACCCCCGGCCTGGAAGCCCACCTTGCCGACCTTGAGGCCCGCGCCGCCCAGTCCCAGAACCCGAAGGAGTCCGAGGCGCTCCTGGCCGAGTTCAGCCGACTGCGCCGACAGGCAGCAGGCCAGCCGCCCGAGGACGACGCCCCGGAGCGCACCAAGGAGCAGCGCCTCCTCGAGCTTGCCGAGGAGCTGTGCCACGCCTACACGTACGGCGTGGGCTACGACGAGACGCTCCAGGAGAGCCCTGAAGACGCCCGCAAGCACATGGACGCCGCCCACGCCCTCCTCCCGTACATCCAGGCGGCGCCCCGGGAGGAGCGCCGGGCCGCGTTCCGCCGCGGCTGGGACAGGGGCAAGGAGAGGCAGGCCAAGTGGACCGCCGAGGACATGCGGCGCCTCGAGCAGGAGAACGCCGAACTCCGCGCCGAACACGACCCCGAAGAGATCCGCCAGCGCTTCCGGGACCTCCAGCGGGCCTGGGAGGAGCTGTACCGCGGGCACACCGGCCGCTACGACCACGTCCAGGCCCGCGAACTGTCCGAGCGGGCCGTTCGTGCGGAACGCCAGCGGGACGAGGCCCTCTTCAAGCTCGCCCAGCTCGGACACCCCAACGGCGTCGTGGAAATCCAGGACAGGGAGACCCCCGCCCACGTCGGCGGGAACGCCGAAGACTGCCCGGCCTGCGACGGCACCAACCCGCCGTACCCGTTCCTCTGCCCCGGCCCCAGCTGACCCGCGGCCGGCCCGTTGTCAGTGCCCCGTGTCACCCTGGACCAGTTGCCCGGCGGCGCCCGTCACCTCGAAGCCGATGCCGCCGCCGGGCACCGAGACTGGGCGGGGGGAACGAAACCCCGAATCAGCGCCAGCATGGGGACATGGCCCCCTCCCCGAAGAGCAGCCCTGACGCCCCCGCCGTTCCCGGTGCACTCGAGTCGGCCCCGGCAGGACGCCGCAGCCGCGCCGCCGCCCGCACTCACGAATCGAACCTCGTCGCCCACGCCCGACGCGAACTCCGCATCATCGGCGAGGACCGAGACACCATCCGCGGCCTCTGCAAAGTCGTCCAGGCGTTCGCCAACATGGGACACAGCGGAAGCAGCGCCCACTTCGCCGCCCAGTACCTGGACAAGCTCCTCCGGTACCAGCCGCTGTCCGAGCTCACCGACGACCCGGCCGAGTGGATCGACCGGCACGCCGAGGGGATGGCTCCCTCCCCGCTCTGGCAGTCCGTACGCAACTCGGAAGCCTTCAGCCAGGACGGCGGCAAGACGTACTACCTGCTGTCCGAGCAGGAAGCCGCAGGTGACCTGCTGACCACGCCCCTCCACCGGTCCAAGTCGGTCCCGCGGGCCGCTGAGGCGGAGGCGAGCAGCTGATGGCCAAGGCGGACGCCCAAGAGCCCACCACAGAGCTGCTGGTCACCCCCGAGACGTGGCCGTACATCGCCGGCACACCCCGGCACAAGGCGCTCAACGCCTGGCTGGCCGACAACGGCATCGACCCGGCCGACGTGTCCGTGGACGAACCGCTCAGCATCATCACCACGCCTGACGGCACCCAGGCCATTCACCACACCGTGCACCTCCGCAACGCCACCGGGCACAGGTACGTCACCCCGGAGAGCCCGAACCAGCCCGCTTCAGAAGCGCGCAGCACCCCGCTGAAGACCCGGCCGCCCCAGCCCAAGCGCAGCGACATCACCACCCTCGCGCTCCTCACGGCCATCGACGACCACGCGACCCGTGAGGTGCCGCTGGGCAAGTACAGGTGGGAACTTCCCGGCGCCTGGTGGATCCTGGGCACCGCCTACCCCGAGAAGGTCGTCACCGCCGCATACATCCGCGAAGACGACCGCGGCCACCTTGAGTGCGGCGTCAGCCTCCGCACCAGCTGGCTCACCGACAAGGGCCACGCCAAGCTGGCCGAGCTCAGAGTCAAGGGAACCGGCTGATGGACACCCGGGTCATTGACCGCTTCGAGATCCCCATCGACGACCGGCCGCACCTCATCGACCTGATCGGCAGCATTCTGCACGCCGCGTGCCGGCGCCACGGCGTGGTCGACGTGTGGGCGTACGCGCGGCCCGAGAGGATGGAGCCGATGCACCGCACGTTCCAGGTCGTCGGCACCGGGCAGTCCATCCCTGCCGGCGCCTCGCACGTTGCGACGGCCATCACCCCGTACGGCACCCTCGTCTGGCACATCCTCGAGAGCCACTGCCCACACAGCATGCTGGTCTTCGACGACCCGGAGGAGCGGCCGGAAACCTGCCCGCTGTGCGGCGCGCGTATGACCATGAGTAGCAGCGGCCGGTGGATTCCCGTATGAGTGGCCAGGAGGGGGCCGAGTGCGAGCAGGTCATGCCGGTCGTGCTGGCCAAGAACAACGGCGGCCCGTATGGCGACGCAGCGGTGGAATGACCTGCGGCGCGCGAACGCTCGCCGCTGCCTGTGTGGGCAGACTGGCCCTGCCCCCTTCCCGACGTGGAGAGAGCTCTGAAGATCCCCTACACGCACTGGGCGTACTTCCCAGACCGGTCCAGCGCCGAGCAGTGCGCGCAGGGCCTGGCGGACTACGTGACACGCGTCCGTGAGCCGATTGGGGGCGTCCCGCGGTGGCTGCTCCTGGCCGCGCGTGACGTTGAGATCAGTGGCCTGGTGGAGCGGCACCTAGAGGTTGAGGAGATCGTCATCCGCCACGGAGGCGACTACGACGGGGGTGAGGCGATCTACGACCTCCAGTCGGGCCAGGCCGTGGTCGACCCGATGATCGTAAAGCTCGACGGTGATGACCAGAGAGGGGCGCGGTGACGGACGGGATGAAGCGTGCTTGATTCCCGCGTAACAGGGTGCATTTTCGGCCACTGGTGTCACAATCGTGCCAGGTACCCCATCGGACGGATCCCCAGCCCGTCCGGCCTCGCCACCACGGTGGCGCACGTCGGCGCCCGCCCCCTACTGACCTCAGGGAGCGGGCGCCGAAACGTTCCGCCCGCGCCGGGCAGCTGCCCCCTCGCTCGCTACTCCGCAGCCTCCGACCCGGCATGCAGCTCCGGGTGCAGCACCCGCGAGGAGACGTACTCGTGCACCACCAGCCGGCTCACCCCATACCGGTCCGCGTGCTCCGTCACCGCGACCTCCAGCTCCTCAGCCGCCGCCAACCACGGCGCCCACCCCGCCTTCGTGTACGGCTGCGACACCGCCTCCGCCCGAGCCGCCTCCACGGACCGCTTCAACTCCACCAGCGGCTCACGCGCCTCAAGCTCGGCACGCTCTTCATCGCCCAGTTCTTTCTTCTTCGCCACAGGTCAGGATGCTAAGCGCCGGGTCTGACAACACCCCCAGGCACACGAAAGCGGCCCGGCAATCCCCCAGGAATGCCGGACCGCTCCCGCCAGCGGGTAGCCCCCTCGCGGTGACCGCCACCGTACGCCCTACCCACGCTCCACGTAAGGGAGCAGCACCCGCCCCGCCGCACCAGCCAAAGAAGCCGCCCGCCCCGGATCCGGCCGGCCCACCAGAGACCGCAGGAAGACCACCAGCTGATCCGCGGGCAGCACCGTGATCCCCGCCGTGACGAACCGGCCGTCGGCCACCGGCGCGTTATGCACCGCCATCACCGGCACCACCGGAACACCCAGGGCAGCCACGATCTCCCGCGTCTCGTACAGCAGCGAGCTCACGGACCGGGACCGGTCATGGGTTCCGTGGAACAGCGGGCCGCCCTCGCAGTGGACCTCCCACCGCCCCGACCACAGCTTCGCGTCCACGTTCACCACCAGCCGGCCACACGGCGGCACAAGCACGAAGTCCGCGTTCGCTTTCCCACCGCGGGGCAGCGCCCGGTCGTACAGCCCGTACCAGCCCTCCTCAGCCAACGGGGCCAGCAGTGCTGCGGTACGCCGCTCTCCCTCCGCCCCAGCCTCCGCCTGGGCCGCCTGAGCCTCCGCGCGCCGCACGTACGAGCCCACCCCCAGCCAGGCCAGGAGGCGCCGCCACAGGCCCCGCCTGGCCCCCGCGCGCAACGACTTAGCCCACGCGTCCGCCGACCTTCCCGCGGCGCTCACTGCTCCCCCTCAGGCCGGTGGCAGTGGCAGGCGCACAACGTGCCGGTGAACTTGTGATTCAGCCGGCACCGGGCATGCATGCGCTCCGACCACCCCGGCAAATCCTCCCGCTCCGGGTTCCGGATGACCGCCCCGTCGATGTACTGGGACGTCTGGCACGCCGTCGACAGGTAGTACCGGCCCGGCAGCAGGAGAGCGAGGACATCGTCGGGGAGCTGCTCGGCGGTACTGCCAGGCGGAGGCGGGGTCCAGGTCACGGCTGCTCCCGCGCATTCAGTGCTGTCGGCCCATGCGGTGAGTTGGTCGGCGAGGTGTCGGGCTTGTTTCGGATTAAGAAGGATGGTCGGCTCGCACGTGCGGTCGTCAGGATCAACGGACACTCGGAGCCACGGCCACGGCACCCCGTCCTCCGGCTGGTCGTCACGCCCGTCCCGGGTGATGTGCGAAGGAATCTCCGCCAGCGTGATCTGCCCGCCGCGGGGGTCTTCGTCGGCGGGCAGGATGTGCGACCCGAGGTACACCCACGGGGGCCCACACTCCTCTTCCGCGTCGACGCCGGGGATGCTGCCGTAGACGCTCATCCGCGCTCCCGTACTTCCTGGTCGGGCTTCTCGTTCATCGGCTCTGCTCCTTCGCGTGGTCCATGGCCTCGAGGAGGGCGTCCGCGTAGTGCACGGACACACCGTGTGGGGAGGCGAAGTCCCGCATCTCAGCCGCGTACTGGCGGGCGGCCGCAACCTCGGCGCGTAGCTGGGCCAGTTCGTGCGCCGTGCGGTCGATGGGGACGTGCAGCTCGGGCTTGCCGCAGCAGACGTCGAACCCGCCGTGGCAGTCGGACTCGACCTCACCCACGGTGGGGCAGTAGTAGAGGCTGGCGCCGGGCTTGCAGACGTGCTCCTGCCCGCCAGGTTCCACCGTAAGGAGGAAGAGATGCAGGTCGGGCAGGATCTCGATCTCGTGCCCACCATGCTGGTCCTTCCACTCCAGCTGCACGCCGCCTGCCTCCGTGGGGCACACCAGGATCGGCGCAAGATCCTGGGGCAGAGCAGAGACGAGCCGGCTGGTGAGTTCCAGGACCTCAGTGGAGGGCGCCGCCCCGTGGCCATCCAGCCAACCGGGCTCCAGCTTGGACAGTTCGGTGAGGCGCTCCCAGAGGGGCGTGGGCTTCACGGTTGCGGGCTGGTCAGGCATTGGGGCCTCCGGTGGGGTTGTCGGGCTTGATCAGGGACCGTGCGGCAGTCAGCGCGAGGGCCTGGTACTCGGCGCCGGGCAGGTCCATCCGGTTCCCGGCCTTGAGCGCGGCCAGCGACGTCGGGCTGAGCGTGAGGCCCACCTCCCGCATCGCGACCTCCAGCAGGGTGGCCAGCTCGGTCAGCGTGTACGTGACGCCGACGATCGACATCCCCCCGTCTGACGCGCTCTCTGTGCGCAGGACGGTGAGGCAGGGCTCGGGGTCGGTGGTGCGGGCGTAGAAGCACTCGCCGGGCTTGCGGGTGTGGTTGATGGTGCAGGCTCGGGCACAGCCTGCGGTGTACCAGTCGTTCATGCGACCGGTCCTTTCGTGTAGGTCTGTCGGCACTCGTGCGGGTTCTCAGGGGTCCAGGTCTGGCCCCATTTGTGGCAGCCGTCGCAGTGCTCCCAACCGAAGGCCCTGATCTGGTGGTAGCCGTACGGGGTGCCGTCAGGGTTCGTGGGCTTGGGGCCCTCCACGTGGGCGCGGGCCTTGCGGGTGTGCCGACGGGCGAGGGCCTGCTCGAGGACGTCGGCGACCCACCCGGTCCCGATGGCGGCCAGGCAGGTGACCCAGATCGGGGGCCGGTACTCGCCGGTGGCGGCTATCCACACCAGGGCGAAGCCAGCCCCGAGGAGGGCGGCGAGGAGGGAGAACACAACGAAGGGGCGGTAACGCATGACGAACTCCAGGGGTGTGACGGTGGGTTACTGAAACGGGCGCGGTACTGGCGGGTAGGGGTCTCCACCCCGCGCCCAGAGATCACCAACGGGCCGATACGGCGCTACGACAGCTACGCAGCGTCAGAAAGCTGCCGTGCCGGGGCCTTCCGCGCAGCCCGGTACGCCCGCTCCCCCTGAGCGCACGGCGGGCACAGCCACGGGTCCTCACCGCGGCGCTCATGCGCACGGAAACCCGCATGGTCCCCATGACGGCGCGGCCGGCCATCCAGCAGATCGGCCTGGCAGGCCAGATACACGGCATGGGCGATCGTGGCCGCGCCCAGCTTCCGCAGCACCCGCGCCCCGATGGAACGCACTGACACCTCGGCCAGCACCCACTCCTCCGCGAGCTGCACGTAGGTCGTCCCATCAGCAACGCGCTGGAGCAGCTCAAGTTCGCGGTCGGTCAGGGACGGGACGGGCCCGCCACCCGAAGGCGACGGGCCCACCAACGCGCGGGCGAGGGCGGTCATGACCCATCCCGCTTCGGCTCGGGAACCTCCACGACCGTGCGGCCGCCGAGGAACTTGTCGAACTCCTCCTCCGGCATCCACCAGCACTCGCAGCCCCACACCGTGCCCCCACCGTCCAGGTCCAGGCGCGGGTTCAGGTCCATGTTCGTGAGCAGCTCGACGACCTGGTCCTCCACGGACATGGCCGCACGGCGGGCCTCACGCTCAAGACGGATACGCCGGTACTCAGCGAGCTCACGGTCGGCTTCCTCCTGAGTCCGCTTGCCCGCCTCGACTGTCTCGGCCAGCTTCCGCACCATCCAGGCATCGTCAGCGGCCCGCAGCTCATCGACGTTGTCGTCCTCGCCCTCGATGACGTTGCGGGCCATCTGGCGGGTGCTCTCCGGCCAGTTCCCGGATCCGGGGCGGGGGAAGTCGCCGGCGTACACGCCACGCCCGTACAAGTACACGGTGGTGTCGTCGGCATTACGTACGGCGGCGATGCGCGTACCGGGTTTGTGGGCGCTCATCGGTCACTCCGCTTCGGGGTGGTCTGCTTGGCGGTGTCGGGGCGGCTCATGAACACGCCAGGGGTGTCGTAGATCAGGTCGCGGATCTTGTCGCCGAGCCCTTCCTGGGCCCTCAAGGCATCTGCCTCCGCCGTCCAGTCCGCCACGTCCCGCAGGTACCAAGCGGCGTCCTGGGCGTCACCGGGGTACTCGAACTTGGCGATGGAGAACCCGGAGTGGTGGCCGAGGCGCCACCGGTACAGGGGGTCCTGGTCGGGGATGTCCTCGGGGTAGCGGTACACATACAGGCCGGGCTGGGGCTGGATGGCTTCGACGGTGTAGGGCTGGTGGCCGGGGCCGGCGGACAGGTTGAACGGGCCGGGCTCGAGGGCGGTGTCGCTCATAGGTCAGTTCTCCTTGGTGGTGCGGGCAGCGGCGCGCTGCTTGCGGCGAAGCGGGAGTCGTGCGGACGGGCTGAACCGCGGCAGGCGGGGCTTCCGCACGGAGGCCAGCGCAGGGGCGGCAGGCTGGGCGGGGACGGCCAGGGCGGACTCGGGGTGCCAGAGCTCCACCCACACCCCGCCCGTACGCCACAGGCACGCCGTGCGGCCCGGGATGCTGTAGTCGAACTGCGGCTGCTGACACGGCCCCGACTCGTCCAAGACCAGCGTCCCTACCTGGACGAAGATCAGCAGGGAGCTGTTCGCGAAGGGGCTGTCGATACGAGCGGACACGAGCGGGGAGCCGTCCGCTGCGGTGCTGGTGTCCCAGTCCAGCGGGGCGGGCATGCGCCCCTTGTTCGTCATGCGGCGGGTCCATTGGAGGGTGACGTCGTCGCGGGCCTGTGCAGGGCTGTACGGGTTCATGGGGCCTTCTTCGGAGTGAGGGCGCGGTACAAGTGGGTGAGGGCGCGGGGGGTGAGGTGGAGGGCGGCCAGCGGCCACAGCAGGCACGTGGTCACCAGGGCGAGGTGGCGTCGCAGCCCCAGCCGCCAGGCGTACGGCCGCTGGGCCGGGGAACGCCCCAACCCTCGGGGTCCAGGCGGGCCTGGATGCGCATCCAGCGGAAGCACGTGTCCGTCTTGCAGTCCGCGCAGTACGGGATGCCCTCTTCTCCAGTGAGGTCTGCGGCCCAGTTCGTGGTGGCGTGGTACTTGGCCGGCTCGGCGGTCAGTCGGGCGTTGCGGCGGGCGAGCATGCGGGCCTTGATCTGCGCCTGGGTGGGCTGCTCCCACGCGTGCATCCCCTGTCCGGGCTTCCACCGGCGGCCGTGACCTCCCTGGGCGGTGCCGCACCAGCGGCAGCCGTAAGGAACGGGCGGGTTGCCGTCGGGGTGGCGGACGTGGCCGTGGAGCATGCCGGTCGCCGGGTCCTGCCGCCCGTAGCCGAGCAGGTGCTTCGTGGGGTCTGACGTGGCCATGGGGCGCCTTTCGCGCGGTGGCAGTGCGAGGGGTGGGCCGTACGCCCCGGTGGGGGATGCCGGGGCGTACGGCGGCAGGGTCTCCCCGCAAGGGGGCGAGGGGAGACCGGTCATGAGGGGGGCGGCGAGGCCGCCCCCGGCGCCGCTAGAGGGGCCGGATCACCTGAGTCCAGCCGCGCATCGACTGGGCCAGCTGCGCACCGGTTGCCATGTGCACGCGGGGCCCGGTGTCGTCCTGGAAGTGGTACCCGAAGATGTCGGGCCGGTCGGTGCTGAGGATCGTGCCGGTCTTGATGAAGTGGGTGGAGCCGTTGGGCCTGGTGCGGGTGACACGGACGCGGTCTCCGGCGGTGGGGTGGTAGTTCGGCATGGTGTCCTCCGTTGAGGGGTGGTGAAGGGAGCGCCTGCTGAGGGGGTCAGACCCGGGTGGGCTGGACCGTGTAGTCGCGGGCGTCGAAGCGGTGCTGGGCGCTGTCCCACGCGGCGGCGTGCCCGGGGGCGACTTCGTGGAGGAGGCGGTCGGTGACCTGGCCGGCGTTGGCGTCCGGGACGTTGGACTGGACGGTGCCGGGGACGGTGTAGCCATACGGGTCGATGAGGCGGAGTTCCTGCATGGTGGGCCCCTTTTGGGTACTCCGGCCCGCGGTGTGCGGGTCGTTGTCGGCTCCACCAGACTAGCCGTAAGTCGCTACGTACGCAATGACTTACGCACGGGGGGTTCCACACAAAAGGACCCGGCCCCAACCCAGGACCGGGCCCCACACCACACCGCCATGATCAGAAAGGCGGCTCGTCCTCCCGCCCAGCACCCCAACCGCCAGCCCCCTGCTGAGCAGCCCCCTGCGCAGCCGACGCCCACGGATCCCCCGCCCCGGCACCAGGAGCTGGCCGCGCCTGCTCACCCGCACGCCCCTGACCACCCGACGCCTTCGTCACCTTCGCCGTCGCGCTCTTCAGCGACGGGCCGACCTCCTCCACATCCAGCTCGTACACCGTGCGCTTCACACCCTCACGGTCCTCGTACGACCTCTGCTTCAACCGGCCCTGCACAATGACCCGCATGCCCCGAGTGAGACTCTCAGCGACGTTCTCAGCCGCCTGACGCCACACCGAGCACGACAGGAACAGGCCCTCGCCGTCCTTCCACTCGTTCGTCTGCTTGTCGAACACCCGCGGCGTCGAAGCGATCCGGAACTTCGCGACCGCGGCGCCGGCCGGGGTGAATCGCAGCTCCACGTCGTCCACCAGGTTCCCGACGATTGTGATCACGCACTCTCCAGCCATCAGGCTGCACTCCTCAACTCGGTTGACCCAGGACCACACGGCGCCTGGGGCTGTACTCGGTCACGCCACACCGCTGATCTCGCCGACCTGCATCGGAGGAACCCAGCGCCCTTCCTTCCGCGCCCTGGTCTTCGACCGCTCCCACGACCGCTTGACCGCCTCCCGGTCCATGCGCAGCGCCGCGGCAACGTCGTCGTAGCTCATGCCGCGCCGGAGCCCGATGTCCACAGCCATGGAACGTTCGGCGGCATTGAGGTTGACCTGGCCGCCGCGCAGGGCCCGCTCCACTGCAACCCGGTCAACGCCGCGGCCTCGAGGCGCCACATCCGGGGCGGCTTCACGTACAGTCCGACGGGTCGACGGCCGGTACTTCGTCGGCTCTCCGTACTCATCGAAGTCGACCCACGACAAAGCTTCCTTCAGCCCACGGTCCGGGTCGACGATCGCCGCCAGCACTACAGCCAGCGCCTCCAGCTCGTACCGTGACAGGCCCCGCAGACGTGCGGCGATTTGCTCCGGCCTCTCCTCCCGCACCGCGCACACTAGGCCGGCGGCCTCCGGAAGCAGCGCCTGCGCCAGGTCCCCGCGCTCCTCAGCGCTCATTGCCGTCATGCCGAGTCCACCGCCTCCGCGGCCGCGTCCAGGGCCTCCGCGCCCTTCAGCGCCGCCGCCACCTTGCTGATCGTCTGCACATTCGTTCCCAGCTCCCTCGCCATCTGCCCCGAAGTCAGCCCCCGCGCCTGCGCCGCACGGAACTCATCCAGCCGGTAAGCCAGGATGTGATCCACCGCCGACAGGATCGACGTGTTGTACATCCGTGGCTTCCTGCGGTGCAGCTGGCGCCGCTCCCGCTCCGTCAGCCCGCCCCACACCCCGAAGTCCTGCCGGGCATCCAACGCCCACTGCAAGCACTCCAGCTGCACGGGGCAGCCTCCGCACACCTTCTTCGCGTTCCGGGCCAGGTCGTTGCAGTTGGCCGGGAAGAAAAGCTCAGGGTCCACCTCCCGGCACGCGGCCAGGTTCCACCAGCCGCTGACGGCCGGCTCGGGAAGGGCCGTACGGGTGCTCTGCGCGGCCTTTGTTGTGGCGCGGCCAGTTGCGGTGCTGCGCGCGGTCTCCACGGGGGCGTGGGCTGTGGTCATGAGAGGGCTCCGTTGAGGGCGTAGAGGCGGATGATCGCTCCGGGCTCGGCAAGGGCGTCGGGGTGCTCGCCGGGGTAGACCTTGCGGTTGTGGTTCTCGATGACGCTGCCGTCGTCTTTCCAGGCGAGGGCTTTGGTGATGGCGTCGTAGGTGGAGCGTTCGAGCTTGTCGATGTCGGGCGTGACGGCGGGGTAGGTGCGCCGGCGTTTGGGTGCGCGGACGGGCTTGGTCATGGTGAAGGTGATCTCGGCGTAGACGGGGCCGACGATGGGCTGGGCTTCCCCGCGGAGGATGGCGGCCTTGATGGCGTCGGTGACCTTGTCTCGCCAGGGCTTGACCTTGGCGGAGGACTCGCGCATGAGGGGGATGGTCCGGCCGGTCTTGCGGCTTCGTCCGTAGCCGACGGCGGTCTTGCTGCCTTGGGGGCCTGCGATGCCGTGGACGACGACGTGGATGCGGGGGGCGGGCTCCCAGTCGTACGGGGTGGTGAGGTCGGGGAGGGTGAGGGTCATGCGGCTCCTCCGAAGTCCAGGACGCCTTGGGCGAAGCGCTCCTTGGCGAGGTCGTGGTAGGTGGGGTTGAGGTCGATGCCGATGTACTTGCGGTTGAGCTGTCGTGCTGCGGCGCCGGTGGTTCCTGAGCCGCTGAAGGGGTCGAGGACGGTGCCGTTGGGCTTGCAGCCGGCCTTGATGCAGCGGAGCGGGATGTCGATGGGGAAGACGGCGAAGTGGGCCTGGGGGTAGGGGCGGGTGGGGATTGACCAGACGTCGCCGGGGTTTCTGCCGAGGGGGTGGCCGTCGACTCCGGGCTCGTCGCGCTGTGAGGTCGAGTAGGTCTGGGCGGGCAGGACGCCGAGCTTCTGGCGTGCCTTGTGTCCGGAAGGCCTGCGCTGGGGGCGCATGGTGTGGGGTTCGCGGATGGGGTCCAGGTCGAAGGCGTAGCGCTCGGACTTCGCGAAGAGGAAGAGGTGCTCGTACCTGTTGGAGAGGCGGTCTTGTACGGAGGACGGCATGGCGTTGGTCTTGTGCCACACGATCTTGTTGCGGAGGATCCACCCGTCGTCCTGGAGGGCCATGGCCGTGCGTTCCGGGATCATCAGGAGGTTCTTGGGGGGCAGGCCTGTGACGGTCCTGCGCGCGGCCGCCACTTCGGCGCCGTCTCGCCGGCGTGATGGGCGGCCCTTCTCCTGCTTGCGCTGCCCGCCGTTTCCTTCGCCGTGCCACCGCTCGTTGAAGCCGGTGTTGAGGGCGCCCTGGCCGGAGCTGTAAGAGTCGCCGAGGTTGAGCCACAGGGTGCCGTCGTCGGCCAAGACACGCCGGGCTTCTGCGAAGAGTCGCCGCATCGTCTCGACGTACTGGGCGGGCGTGGCCTCGAGCCCGTACTGCCCTGCGGTGCCGTAGTCGCGGAGGCCAAAGTAGGGGGGCGAGGTGACGATGCAGTCGACGGAGCGGTCGGGCAGCGCCTGCACGGTCTCCAGGGCGTCGCCGAGGAGCAGGGTCACCTGGTCGTCTTCGTAGTAGGTGGTCATTGGGTGAGCTCCTGGATGGGGATGACGCCGTGGGGTGTGGTCCGTACGTAGGTGGCTTCGCCGGTTCGGTGGCCCATGTGGACGCGGAGGCAGTACCGGCAGCGGTAGGTGCGGAAGTTGGGTCCGCCTTCTCCGCGTATCTGTCGTCTGCGGCGTCGGGCTGCGCGGCGGCTGGGGAAGCGGGTCTTGCCGAGGCAGGACACCTCGTACTCGGTCACCGCGGCTTGGGAAATTCGCGGACTCGGAGGTCCTCGGGCCAGTCGGCCGGCTTGCCGCCCTTCCCGTCCGAGGCGCTGTTCTCGCGGGCCCAGACGGAGCCGAGCTGCTTCACGAAGGGGCTGCTCCGGCGTTGCGGGAGTCGGCGATTAGGTCGGCCGCCCACTTGGGGTTGAACTCGCGGGCCCCGGGGCCGGACTCGCCGCCGATGATGACCCAGTCCGGGAAGACCATGTCGGGGCAGTAGCCGGTGCAGAACCCGCCGGAGAAGTCGTGGGTGGGGCAGTGGCCGTGTCCGCGGTGGAGCTGGACGGGGCCGGTGAGGGGCTCGCAGGACAGGAACCGGACGGCGGCGGGCGTCTTTACGAGCGCGGGGATGCGGACGTCTGCCCATCCTTGGTCTTCGACGGATACACCCAGCCAGACGTTGGGAAGCGGCTTGGCGAAGTTGCTCCACCATTGGGTGGCGTACTGCTCCCGCTTGTACCGCGGCAGGCCAGGCGTGGCCGGGTCGCCCACAAGCTGGGCTTCGGCCTTCTCGCACGCGGTCCGGAACGAGGCACTGGACAGCAGGGACCGCATCCGCCCGTGCCGCTTCGTGAGCAGCTGGTAGGTGTGCTGCGGGGTGAGCGCCATGACAGCGAACACGCGGGCGATGAAGTCGTCCGTCACCTTGGTGTGGAACAGATCGCTCATTGAGTTCACGAACACTCGCCGCGGCTTCGACCAGCGCAGCGGGTCGGTGAGCGTGTCCTCGTGCATGCCGACACCGAAGCCGGGACCAGAGGTGCGCGGGTCGCCGTCGGTCTGGTACTTGGCGGAGCCCATGCCCTTGAGGCGCTTGGCCATGGTGAGGGCGTAGCAGTTGTCGCACCCGGGGCTGACGCGGTCGCAGCCGGTGGTCGGATTCCAGGTCTGCTCGGTCCACTCGATGCCGGTCTTGTCAGCCATTCGTTTTCTCCTGGTACTCGGAGCGGATCCGCTGGACCTGCATCTGGAAGGCGGCGGTTACGAGGGGTGCAATGCGTTGGGCTTCGTCGAGGGCGGTCTGCCGGTCGTAGCGGTAGATGTCGGAGGGGGCGAGGACTCCCTGGGGGAGCCAGCGGGTGCCGGTCCAGGCGTGGTTGTCGTCGTTGAGGAGGGCCCATCCGTTGCCGTGGCCGTCGGTGCGGCGTGTGACGCGGAGGTCGGCGAGGTGGCCGTAGTGGTGGCCGGGGCAGGGGATGCGGAATTCGGTGGCCATTTCGAGGGCGGCGGCGAGCATGGCGACGTACGTGTGGTCGTGGTCAGCCATGGCGCTCAGCCCGCTTCTCCTGCATGGCGATGGCGTCGGCGACGGTGAAGCCGTTGACGGTGACAAACGGCGCTGCCTGCTTAGCCATCTCGAGGGCGGTGTCGAGGTCGAAGCGGTGGGCATTGAGCCAGTCGAGGCCGCGGTCGTACTCCTTGACTCCCTGGTCCCAGGTTCCGTCAGCGCCGAGGCACTGCTGGCCGTGCCGGGTGACCGCGTAGCGCTCGGCGCCCCGGTACTGGACGCGGATCTCGAAGAGGTTGCCGTCGATGCCGTCGTCGGGGACGCAGTTGACGGTGTACTCCACGGCCTTGACGGTCGGCTTGGGGATGTCAGCCATGGGGGTGCTCCTTGGGGGTGTCGGCGAGGGAGCGGCCGTTCTTGACGGTCTTGAGCTGGGCCGTGAGGCGGGGCCTGGACGTGGGCTCGGGCTCGGCAGCCGTGATGGCCGTGGTGAGGGCCTGGTGGGCGTCGGTCTCCGCGTGGGGCGTGGTGCAGGCGGCGGCTTCACCCCGGGCGGCGTTCAGGGCCCCGTGGCTGTCGACCTGGTGTGCGTGGTGGGCGCCGTGCCGGCAGGGGGTCCAGGCGGTGAACTGGTTGGTGTGGCCGCCGGTGTGGACGATCAGGGTTCCGTCGTGGAGGCGGGCGTAGGCGGTGCCGGGTATGGCGTGCCAGGCGAGGACGGGTATGGGGAGGCGGCACCAGGCGGAGGCGCGGGCGGCGCGGGCTTCGGCGAGGACCTGGGGGGAGGCGGGGCCGATGGTGCGGCGTCGTACGGGGAGGGGGTGGCGGAGGTCGACGAGGGTGAGGTTCGGGCGCTCGGGTGCGGGGGCCGGCGTGGCTTTCTTGGCGGTGCGGGGCTTGCGGGTCCTGGTGCTCACGACGGGTCTCCGTCCGGCTGGTCGTGCGGGCTGGGGGTGTTGCGGGGGGCTAAGCCGTGCTGGGAGAGGGCGATCATGGCGGCGGCGATGCCTTCGGGCCAGGTCATGCGGCGACGTCTTCGGTGAAGCAGCCGCAGCCGCCTTCGTCGAACAGGTCGAGCTGATCGGGCTGCTCCTCGATGCGGGCTCGGAGTGCGGTGAGCGTGAGCGGCGTGGTGGTTCCGCCGGTTCGGTCGCGGAGGATTGAGACGTCCTTGCCGAGCAGGGCGCGCATCTTCACTTCGGCGGCTTCGGCTCTGGCGTACCGTTCGGGGAAGACCTCAAGGACGCGCACCCACTGGGCGACGCCGCCCTTGACGCAGGCTCCGCCGCAGTTGTTGTGAGCGAAGCCGAGCCGGTACAGCCTCGGCCGCATGAGGCCAGCCGCGCGGGCTTCGTTGAGGAGCTGCGCCTTGTCGCGGTACGGAGGCTCGGTGAGCGGGGCGGCGACGGTCCAGGGCGCCCAGCCCTTGACGATGGCGGGCATGCGCTCGGTCTCAGTCCAGTCGATGCCGACGTACAGCGTCGTGTTGCCGAACGTGTGGTTCGGGCTGGCTGCGAGCCACACCTTGCACGGCTTGAGCTTCAGCTCCATCGAGCACTGGGCGATGCGGGTATTGCCGAGCCAGCGCTTGTCCTCGAAGACCTGCCACGGGTCGCGGCCGTCAGCGACGCGAGTGATCGGTACGCCGAGCTGCTTGCTGGCCTGCTCGTTGAAGGCGTACAGGTCCTCGTCCTCGACGAGTGTGTCCGCGAAGAGGAGCGTCGTGCTGGCCGCCCCGTGCCGTTCAATGACGTGGCGGGCGGTGGCCCAGCTGGTAATGCCGCCGGACCACATGACGACGTGGCGGGTGGTCATCGGCTGACCGGCTTTCGGTCGGTGCGGGCGGCCCAGGCGGCGTAGTCGCGGGCGGCGACCAGGGTGGCGTATACCTGGCCGGCGCGTACGTCCTGGATGTAGGCGAGGTAGCCGTCGATGTAGCCGCTGCTGACGAGCTGGTCGGCGGCGTACGCGGAGGTGGGGTCGGCCATCCACTCGTAGCGGGTTTCGAGGGTCTCGAGGTCGGCGCCGGCCGTGTGCTCGTCGTAGGCGTCGGCGCGGCCGCGGGCCTGATCGTTCGGGTCGCCGTTGAGGCCGAGCGCGAGGGTCATGGTGGTCATTGGGGTGGGGCCTTTCGTCTGCTGGGGCGTGGGCGGTGGGGGGTTAGGCGGCGGCGCGGGGGGCGGGGATGTCGGTGAGGGTGTTCGCCAGCTGGGCGGCGCGCTTGAGGACGCCGATGACGTCGGACACGGACGGCTGGCGCTGGGTGAAGAAGTCGATGTCGTTGACCCAGGTGCGGATGTGCTCGAGGTGGTCGTCGATGTCGGTGTTCGGGTCGTGGGGGGCGTCGGTGGGGAGGGCGGCGGAGATCCAGCGGAGTGCGCCCTGGACGGTTTCGTTGGTGTCGATCAGCAGCTGTGCGAGCGCGTCGTCGCCGAGGAAGGCGTTGGGGGTGCGGTCGGTGGTGGCGCGGAAGAGTGCGGCTTCGATGCTGAGCGCTCCGTCGGCGGGGTTGGCGATGAGCTGGCGCTCGAGGCCGTAGTAGTTGAGGAGCTGGCAGGTGACGTTGAGGACGGTGCCGGTGCTGGTCCTGGGCATGGCGGTCTCCCGGTGCGTGCGTGGTGAGGGTGGGCACCCGGCCCCGGGAGCTACTGCCGCGCCCTGGGGGCGGGGTACTCGACTCGGGGCCGGGGGTTTGGGGGTGCTACTCGTTGCCGGTGCCGCGGTGTTCGCCAGCGCAGGTCTCGCACTGGACGACTTCCACGCTGCCGTCGAGGTAGGTGCGGGCTTTGGCGGCGTCGAAGATGGCGTCGCAGTAGCACTTCATGCAGGTGCAGCGGGCCAGTTCCCCGCAGGCGGGGGTTCGGATGCCGATGAGGTTGGCGGCTTGTGCGTGGAGGAGGCCGTAGCTGGTGAGTTCGCGGTGTTCGGCTGCGGTGTCGGCGTCGTCCATGAGCTTTTCGAATGCTGTCTGGACGGCCGTTTCCAGCTGGGCACGGCGGATGACGGTGGGGAGTGCGGGGGCATCGTCGATGACGGTCATGGCAGACCTCAATTCGGTTACTCGGTCTGCCTTTTGGGGCTGACCTTGTCGGCTCGACCACCATAGCCCGTAAGTCGCTACGTACGCAATAACTTAAGCACTGGTCATGAAAACAGCCCCGCCCCCGGGCATCGGGACGGGGCTGAACTGGGCTGGGCTGTTAGTCGCGTCGGCGGACTTCGTCGCGGTGCACTACGAGGATGTCGCTGAAGGACACGTAGATCTTCCCGCCGCGGCGCCGCTCGCTGCACATGTCGGGGTGCTCAGCGATCCATCGGCGAAGCGTTGTCAGCGACCTCGAGTGGCCGGTCTGCCTCAGCAGATCGCTGCAATCCTCAAGGCTGATCATGTCGTCGGGGGCAACGTACGGGGTGAGGGACGGTATGGCCATGACGTGCTCCCAGCATCGACGAGGCCATCGTTCGCAGCTCCGGCGGCCGATACGGGTGATACGACCGGACCCTGGTGAGGCCCGGGTGGTGCGGTGGTGCGGTTGGGGCGCAGTGGTGGTGATGCTGAGTAGACCCCCGGGGGGCCTGTCAGGTTGCGTTGCGGCGTGCAGTATTTGCTGCGCTCACGTGGCGTTCGGCGAGCTGCTGGAGCGTCCAGGTGTTGGGGCGGCCGTCTTTGTCGGCGCAGTGCCGGTTGACGCAGCCGGCGGCCTGGGTGGCAGCCATCCAGAAGAGGCCCCAGCATCCGCAGGCGGGGCAGCTGTGGCGCCGGATGGCGAGGTCGTCGCCCATCATCAGGGCGTGTTCCAGGGACTGCTGGTAGATCTTGGCGTCCAGGGCGCGCTGGCGTTCCGGGTCCAGGTGCCGGGTGTTGTCGAGGGCCCACTGGTACACGGAGTCGTTGCGCGGTGCGGGTGAGACGCGGGGGACTTCGGCCCGGGTGTGCGTGATGATCTCGTCGACCGAGGCGGCCGCGTGGTCGAGGACGCCCGGGCGGATGGGTGTGGACGGGGTGGATGCGCGGGCCCGGCGGCCGGGGTCGGCTTGGCGGGGCGGGGTGACGAACACCTCCTTCAGGAGGCGCAGCCGGTGGCCGGCGAGCTTGGCTTGGACGGCTGCGTCCTCTGTACGGCTGTTACCCATGGCGGTTCCCCGTTCCGTCGTGGCCTGCCATGGGCGCAGGGTGGCTTTTGGGGGAAGCGCGCGCGCCCGGGAGGCCGGAGGCTGTCACTCCGGGTGCTGTTCCGGACGACCCATAGTGGCACGCGGTGGGCCAGTGTTGAACGAGTTGTGCGATTTGATCTAGGCATATGCACGGGCTGTTGCCGGGCCGTCACATCTGGCTCACCATCACCTCAGGTCCCGAACTGTACGGGTACGTCCCGCAGGGCCTGGATGTGGCCGCGCATGACGAGCTGCTGCTCCTCTTCGATCTGCCCCACGGCGGCCGCCCCGTCGACGAGGACTTCCACCGCCTCGAGCGAGGCGAAGAACGCTGCGGCCGTGTCCCGGTCGGCGAGGGACAGGTCGCGGTGCAGAAACAGCGCCTGGACGAGCTCGGTCAGCCGGCTGTCCGGTACCGGTGTCCGGGCCCCCGGGGCCGGCTGGCCCCCCGGTGGTCCGCCGGAATTGAGTGACCTGGGTGGTCGCCGGTCGTGGAGGTGGGTGACGGTGCCGGGGCGGCGGGGCATGGGGCCCGCCTCGATAGGGCCGGCAGGATCTCCGGGCATGAGGGCTCCGCTCATGGCAGAGAGGGAAGGGGCGCCTGGCTGGCCCAGGGCGGGTCTGCCAGCCAACCCCGGACGGCCACTGTGACATCTGGAACCCGTGCTGTGGGAGTCGCGGCGGGCTTTTGATGGCTCCGTGATCAGGTTGCGAGCGGATTCCGGCCGTTTACTACGGGCTGTGGTGGGGCGGGCACACAAACGCCCCCGGTATGCAGGGGGCAGAGTTTTGCCGACAATACCCACCTGCGCGCCGGGGGCGCGAGACCTCACGGCCCTGCGCCGAAGCGCTGGCTCATGACGTGTACAACACGGGCAGTGTAGCGCCGGGACTCGCCACGGCGGAAGGCTTGTGCAGCACCGGCCCGGGCTGGCTTTAGGCCCCTGCGGATTTACCCCGGCAAGGCGCGCATTCTCGTCCGAAAAGTGGCCCACGTAAAGAAGCGGCCCCGCTCCCCTGCGACAAGCAGGAGAACGAGGCCGTCTTACATCGCTGCGGTCAGCACAGTCCCATCAGGACATCGATCAGGGCCGGGAGCTTCTCCTTGCCCACCCGCTCGGCCAGCGCCTTGCCCAGCACCGCGGGTTCGCCGTCCCAGGGAAGGGCGTCCACGCCCTGCGCGTCCCCAGGCTGATCCATAACTGAGTTATGGGTGTGAGCGGGTTTTGCGGGCTCGGGATTCTTCGTCTCGGCCGTCGAACCCATAACTGAGTTATGGGTTGGCGCCGGGATGGGAGCCGATGGAGCTGCCTCACTGTCGGCCGGCGGGTGAGGCAGACCCATAACTGAGTTATGGGTCGGGTCCGGAGTGGCGGGTCCTGCGGCAGGGCGTCCGGCGGCTTCCCCAGGCCCGGAAGTCATAACTGAGTTATGGGTCTGGGTGGGGAGTACGGGCCGCTCAAGGTCGTCTGGCGTCTGGGTTGCGGCCGCGGACGGCTTGCTGGCCTGCTCACGGAACTGCTGGTAGGCAGCCAGTTGGGCGTCGTAGGGGAGCTTGACCCAGGGGCGGACCTCCCCTTGCTTGAGCTCGCCGCTTTCGATCAGGTCCTGCAACTCGGGCGCCAGCTTCAGCAGGCTCAGCAGCTGGGAGATGTTGGGCTGGCTCCGGCCGATGGACCTGCCCACCTTGCTCTGGGACATTCCCTTGCCCAGTGGGGGCTTGTCGGTCAGCTTCTTCAGGGTGCGCGCTTGCTGCATCGGGTTGAGGTCGGCGCGCAAGCCGTTCTCTGCAAGGGCCCACACCAGGGGCTCGTCGGCGCCGGTGTCATCAACTTGGGCGGGCACGGTGTGGCGGTGGGCCAGGCGTGCCGCGGTGACGCGGCGGTGGCCGGCGAGCAGGACGTACTTGCGGTCGCCGACTGCTTCCCGGTGTTCGGGGTGGTGCTCGAGGAACGCTTCCGCGCGGCATACGGAGATGGGGCTGGTGACGCCGATCTCGGCGATGCTCTCCACGAGGGCCTGGAAGTCGGGGGCATTCGTGTCGATGTGGCCGCGGGGGTTCTCCGGGTTGTCTGCGATGTCCCGCAGATTCAGCAGGGGACCAGGGGCGCTCGTGTCGACGCCCATGGTCTGGTCGATCAGAGTGCGGCGAGCACTGCGGGCGGCGCCGGCCTGGCTGAAGGCGGTGGAGGCGCCGAGCATGTCGGCCTTGCTCATGACGCCAGCCTCGCGATCTGCCGCATGGCCTCAGCCTGGTCGGACCGCGGTGCGTAGGACAGCAGGGGCTTGGTCATGCGGACGGCTTCGCGCTGCTCCTTCAGGTCGCCGATGACGGCAAGGACGCGGGGGTCGCCGATGTCGCGCCACTGCTTGAGGGAGGAGGTTGCGACGAATCCGCGGCGGCTGTCGTAGAGATTGACGACCAGGCCGAGGTAGTCGATGTCGAGGCCGAGGTCGGAGCGGATGTCTTCGATCTGGCCGGCGAGCATCGAGTAGGCGGTGGCGGAGGAGTCTTCGGCGAGGACGGGGATGATGATGCCGGAGACACCGCTGGGCTCCCCCTGGCGACGGCGCCCGTAGTAGAGGGCTGCGTCCATAGCGATGCCGAGGCTGGGCGGGCAGTCGATGACGATGACGTCGAAGTCGGCTTCGAGCGGGGCGAGTGCGCGCTCGAGGGCGGTCTCTTTCTGCGCTCCGCGTTTGTTCATGGCATGGATGGCGATCTTTGCATCGAGGAGAAAGCCGTCGAAGCATGCGGGCAGAATGTGCAGGCGCTTCTCGAACCGCGGATCGTCTATGACCATGACGAGGTCGCGCAGATCGCCCTTGCCCTCCTCGCACATGTGAGAGACGAGGCTGTCGTGACCGGGCTGGATCTGCGGGATGGCGAGTTGCTCGCTGAGGTGGCCCTGGGGGTCGTAGTCGACGAGGAGGACCCGCTTGCCTTCCTCGGCGTATGCCTGGGCGATGCCGGCGGACACCGCGGTCTTGCCGACACCGCCCTTCTGGTTGCAGACAATTTTCCGCTGGGGGGCGCCGGTGGCGGGGCGGTGGCTGGGTGAGGGATTGGCGTCCAGCCACCGCCGTACGGACTGGGCGAGGCCCTGGGTGTAGGAGACATCCCGCTCAGTGCAAGTCACCTTGAAGGCGTCGTACAGCCCGGCGGGGAGCCACGTGCTGAAGGAGTCGGAGCCTGCGGTGTCGACGACGGGCGTGGCGCCGGGCAGTTGCTGCCAGTCCGTGACTGCGGTGGTGACGGCGTCCTGGATGTCCAGGCCGAGTTCGGCTGCGCGGATCTTGAGTTCTTGACGAAGGGCCGGGGGCAGCTTGGACGCCACCTTTTCCCGGTCGCCATCAGGGTAGGGAGAGGCCATGGCGTCACCTTACTGACTCCTCTGGTGGGGGGAGGCATCCGGTTCGTCGTTTGCGATGACGTTTCACTCGCATGGTGGCTGAGCCAGCTCCTTGCTGAACCAACGCAAAAGCCGCCCCGGCGTACGGCCGGGACGGCTTCTTTGCTGTTCGGAGTGGGCGCCCCACACCCTCTGGATACCGGATCGAGGCCAGGCGCCTGACGCTCATCCGCGGCCGGCCCTCCGATGCTGTCCGGCACGAGCCACGCTACCGCCACGTCAGTCCCGCATCGTCAGAACTGGATACGTTCACCCGAAGGTTGCAACAGTCGCCTCTTCCTCATCTTCGTCTTCAGGACCGTCCGGCAGGTCCGGCTCGAGGAACAGCCCGCTGTAGTTGGGCTGGGGCGGCCGGGGGATTCCCACGGTCTGTATGGGGCGGGGCTGCTGCTGGGTGGGCATGACGGTCTCCTGGGTTCAGGCGGTCTGCTGGAACGCGGTCTGGATGGTCTTGCCGCCGGTGTGCTTCTGGTGGAGGGCGGCCTGGCGGATGGCGTCGGCGCGGCTGCGGGTCTGGCTGGAGGTCAGCCGCTGGCGTTCAGCGACCGCGTCGCTGAAGGCGTCCTTGGGTTCGCGGCGGTCGGGGTTGGTGAGGGCCCGGTTCTGCCGGTCGATCGCGGCCTGGACGAGGGCGGTGGCGTGGGGGTCGCGGGCCGGCTTGTTGTCCAGGGCGGCTTGCAGGGTCCTGCGGTAACCGGCTGACGCTGTCTCCCGTGTACGTACCGGCCCCGGCTCTGGCCGCGGTTCGGGGGTGAGTTCTGGTGGGGGCGCCGTGGCGATGGGGCCTACGGGCAGGACCACGATACGGCGTACGGCGGTGCGGCCGAGCTTGGTGTTGATCTGCTTGATCACTTGCCGTTCGTACATGCGGAGCTGTGTGGCGTAGACGTGGGAGCCGGGGCGGAGGCGGAGGATGCCCTGCTCGGCGTCGAAGCCCTCGGGCTGCGCCAGGCCGACGAACTGGGGGCACAGGCCGGCCCACCGGTCGTGGATGCTGCCGCCGTCCAGGGCGAGGTTCCATTCCTCCTGGACGTTGAGTTGGGCCAGGAGGGAGCCGACGCCTACGGGGTCGCGGCCGGTGCCGCGGTCGGTCCGGCTGTGGCGGGCGGTCTTCTTGCGTACGGCGGGGGCGGTCTTGGCTGCGGCCCTTGCCTGGGCCAGTGCTTGGCGGGCCAAGTCCCGGCCGGAGGCCGGCGTGGTGGTCGGCTGCGTCATACCCATGCCTCCTGACGGGCCTGGCGGTCCTTGGCCTGGCAGTCCTTGCCGATGGCGAATGCGATCAAGCGGGTTCCGTACAGGTCGAGGGCGTCGTCGGGGTCTTCTTCGTAGTGGTTGATGACTTCGATCCAGTTGTTCCAGTTGAGGCGGGCCATGCGCCGGTCGTAGTCGGTGCGCACGGGCTCCTCTTCCTGCTGCTCGGGGAGGCCGAAGAGGCGCTGGAGGGACGCGACGTCCTCGGGGTTCTGGTGGCGCCAGGCTGCGCTGTCCCGGCGTTCCTGGTCGGCGGCCTGCTCGGCGAGGCGGGCGGCCTCGAGGGCCAGGGCGGTACGGATGTACGCGGCCGGCTTCTTCGGTGTCCAGCCCAGGCACATGCCGTCCAGCTCGGAGGCGATGGCGTCGCCGTCCAGGCCGCGGTCGATGAGCGGCCGCAGGACGTAGGCGAGGCGGCGCAGTCCCTCCTTCTGGGTCCAGGTCACCAGGGCGCGGACGCGGCGGGCGATGCGAATGTCCTGGGCTACCTGAAGCGGGCTACGGCGAGGGGCACCGTCCTTGCTGCTGCCGTCTTTGTTCGTGGAGGGGAGGGAGGGGGATGCGGCGGTTGTGCGGCTCGCGCGCTCGCGCGGGGTGTAGTTAAAACCACCCCCCATCTGAATCTTCCCCTCTTCGTTTACCAAAGACAGGGAAGGGGGCGCACAAGATCCACTAGCAGGGTTGTCCACAGGCGGGTTATCCACAGGATTCTGCTGGTCACGCTGGTCGATGACGACCCTGGCCGTGTACCCGGTGCCGACGATGCGGTGGCCCATGGCGTGGTCGTAGACGGCCGGGATGACCGCGGCGTACACGGTCGCCGTGGCGGCATACCCCTTCATGCCGAGGACTGCCCGGATGTTCCTGCGGGTGCCATGGACGACCCAGGCGAGGGAGCCCATCTCGCGCAGAACGGCGACGTGCCGCTTGACGGTGGACCGGTCGACGCCGAGCCGGGCGGCGGTGTCCTCGAGGCAGTAGCGAGCATGCCCGGTGTCGTAGTCCATGCGCGTGGCGAGGTCCTGGGCGACAGCGAGCGTCGTCGAGTTGGCCTTCGGGTGGACGCCGGCGTTGATGAGCCACTCCACGGAGCGAAGCCACTTGCGGGGTCCGGTGCGCCGGGAGGCGGTGTTCTCGAGGTCCTGGGCAGTGCCACGGACGGGCTGAATCTGGCACGGGATGCCACCCGTGGAGGGGAAATTCCCGCATGAATCGGGCGTGTGGACGTGCTGAAGCTGACAAGAGGTGCGCGCGTGCTGCACTATGTACCTGCCTTCGTTTGTGTGCTGCAAGGCAAAAGCCCCGCCTCGGCGGTGCTGGGTTCGTGGAGAACCTGTAAGTCGCTCGTCCTGACGGGCCTCGGTCGCCAAACCGGGATCCAGAAGACGGGCCTTAGCTCGGTCGCCAAACCGAGCCGTAGGAAGTGGCCGCGCACGGTGCGCCAACACCAGCGGCCAGCGGTAGAGGAAGCGCCCCCGCCAAGGGGCCCAGGACCTCCCGCTCAGGAAGTCGCTAAGTCACCTGATCTCCCTTACTGGGTGAGGTCTGCTCAGCACCCTTGTGGGTGTGAGAAATCCAGGGGATGTCCGGATGCGGCGAGTACGGGATCCGGCGAGCATCACGATCGTCCTGCCAGCCCCGTCCGTCGTTGACCATCGGCCAGCCGCCGGGAATGGACATGTCGGCCTGGTGCCAGTGCGTCGGGGAGCCAGCCACTACCAGAGTTTGGCCGTTCGCAGTGCTGCGTCCGTACCACGGCGCCGCTTCGGTGGGGGCGCTCATCGCTCGCCCTCCGTCCAGCCGTAGCCCTCGGCCAGGGCGCGCAGGCTGTCGCACCAGCCGTCGCCGGTTGTCAGCAGGTCCTCGTTGTGGCACACGGAGCAGCCGAAGCCGTGGGTGCCATCGGGATGCACGGCGATCACGTCGCGGGTGATCGGATGGGCCGCGATCAGCTTCCGGTCGGCGACGCAGCGACGTCGCACTGCGGAGGGGCCCTCGCAGTCGCACAGCGTGGCACCGTCCTGAAGCACGGTGAGATCAAGGATGGTGGTGCCGTGGGACGAGCACTCCGCGTCGTGCCAGCGGTCGGCGTCGGCTTCCGCCTTCGTGATGGCGGTGTCCAGCCAGCTGAGGATGTCCTCGCCGGCCTGGCTGCTCATCGTGTGGGACGTGTAGTGGTGACAGGGCCCGAACTTGCCAGCGGTGTGATGTTCACGCCGGACTTGCGGGTCCCACTGTCTGACGGGGGAGTCCCCCGGGTACGCTTCGCCATGTCGGCACCTTCGTAAGGGTTGAGTGTCGACCCGGCCCCGCTTCCCTGGTGTTGACGCACCTGGGAGTTACAGCGGGGCCGGACCTGTGTCTGGGGTGCACCGTCGGGCCGTGTAGCTGAGTGGTCGTCTGGCGTCAGGCGCAGCCTACCGGTTCGAGGCGCCACGTGTCCTCTGTTGCGGCCATCGTGTTGATTCCTGGTCTGGTCATGGGTTTTTCGTGTCATCGCACGCCCGTCCGGTTCCCTGGGTCTGTCTTATAGTTCTGCACAGCAAATAACGTGATCTTGCAAAGTTGGCCCACCGGCCTCTACGAGGCTCTGACCAGCAGCAGCGGCAAAGAAGTAGGCGTTTGCGGGGCCGGTTTGGGCATGTGGATCACCTCATGGGAGGCGGGCGTGGGGGCCGGTGCGGGGCGGGCTTTCGGTTTCCGGTCGGGGCTTGCGGCGCGCTTTTTCGTGGCGTCGGCCCGGCAGGTCGGGCAGCGGCAGCCGTAGTTGACGTACCGGGACACGTTGTGCGGCATGTCGTCGAGGCGCTGGGCCCTCCCCTTCTTCTTCGCCAAGGCCAAGGCGGCGGCGAAAGCAGAGTCGGTCTTGGCGTACTGGGCGGGGATGTTGCGAGAGACGCCTGCGCGCACGGCGGCTTCGTGGGCTTTCATGCCGCCGGTGATGGCGGCCAGGTACTTTTCGCGGCGGCCTTCGTCGAAGACCGCGGGCCGGCCTCGCCCGGGGCGCCCGCTCACCAGTGCTCGCCGCGGGCGGTGTCGGTGCCCTGGTCGGTGTCGGCGGGGTGGTCGAGTGGGCGGAGGGTGTTGGCGGTGCGGTCGGCGCTGGCGCCCATGGCGCTGTACCCGGCGTCGCGCAGCGCGGCACGGAGGCGGTCGATGCCTTCACGGGTCCACTGGGGGTTGGCGGCCAGCATTGCGGCGCGGTAGCCGGTGGCCGCGCCCCGGTCGAAGATTTCCTGTGCGACGGCGGGGTCCACGTCGGGGAACAGGTACCGGGGCAACTGGCGCGGAGTACCGACGGCGTCGAGCATGCCGGCGGCGATGAGCCCAGCTATGTACTGACCGCTGTTCGCGCACCGTTCGGCCAGGACATGGTCGGCGGCCGTAGTGAGGTCCGCGCCGGGGGCGTCCGGTGCGGGCGCGGGGGTGGGGGTGGTGGTCATGCGGCGGGCTCCAGGGCGTGGGTGGCGGGCAGGGTGGGGACCAGGTGCAGGCGGGTACGCCCGGCCGGGTCGAGGAGGGGGAGTTGTAGTTGTCCGGGGACCTTGGTGAAGCGGGCCCGGCGCGGGGAGGGGATGCGCACGGGGACGTACGGGGCGGCGTCGTCGACGGCCGCGGCAGGCGCCGGGCCCGGGGCCGCCGCGGGGGCGGGCGGGTTCTGCGCGGCCGGTGCCGGGGCGGCGGCGGTGATGAGGACGGGCGCTGGTGCGGGGGCCGGCGGCGGGGGGACCGCGGGCACCGTGCCGTCACAGGCCACGACCTGCACCCCGTCCAGCAGCCCGGCCCGCACCGCCACGTCCAGGAGCTCGCGGCGGGTCGCGGTCGCCTTGTCCAGGCCCAGCAGCGTCACCAGGCGGGAGCGCTGCCAGGCCGCGGTCCGCAGATCCATCCCCGCGGCCTCCGCCACCGCCTCCGCAGAGACGTGGGCGGCCAGGGCGCGCAGGACGGCTTGCTTCTGTGCGGTGTGGACCTGGGCGGGCAGCTTGTCCGGTGCGGCGATGGGCCCGGCCTGAAGGCGGCGGGCGATCAGATCCCGGTGGCGGTCCAGGGCCCGGGTGCCGCCGGCTATCCCGGACTCCAGGGCCAGGTGACCGTCGTCCGTCTCCGAGTTGGCGAACGCCGCGCACTCGCGCAGCACTGGGCACCGGTGGCAGACGGCGATAGCGGCGTTCTCACGGGCGCGGCGCTCCGTCTGCTCCTCCCCGCCGTCCACGTCCGGGGCGATCCACGTGTTGTGGGGGAGGTCGGCGCCCGCGGCCATGCCCGGCCGCTCAGGGTCGGGGGCGCACCCCCGGTAGCGGTAGTACGGGTGGTCGACGAGCGTGATCTCAGCGGTACGGGCTGTCGGTATACGGGGCGTGGTGGGTGTCATGACGATCCCCCCTCCTCTTCGGTCGGGTCGGGCTGGTGATGGGCGGGAAGTGCGGCGAGGGCCTGGTCGACGACGGCCGCGGCGGCGTCCATCACCGCGCGGGCGTTGGTCAGGTCCTGCACCCGGGCGGTGAACGCGCACAGGTCGCGGTGCTGCATGGCCTCCGTCAGCTGCCGGCGGGCACGCTCCGCGGCCAGGGCGCGGCGCACCCTCCACCACGCGGTCACGCCCAGCACGGCGACGGCCAGGGCGAGTACAGCGGTCCAGATCAGCAAGACACTCACCTCCCAGACGAGTCGGCGGACGGGGTCAGCGGTCGGCCCGCACCCGAAACGGGGCGGGCACCGGCTCGGCGGGGGTCTCGTACAGGTCGGCGATCACCGTGTACCGGTCGGCGACGATCGCCTCCGCGACGATGAGCAGGTCCACCTCCCGGCGTCGGAGGGCGGAACGGGAGTGCGGCGGGGGCGGCTTCGGGTTCGTGCGGCGCCACCAGGCTTCGGTGGCCGCGTACAGGCCGCCCATGGCGATCAGGACGACCACGACACTGGGCAGCAGAGCATCGGACATGACCAGCCTCCTCAAGGCGGCGCCGGCCCGGGCGGACGGCGGGGTGGGCGGGGTGCGGGTACAGCACAGCCCCGGGGCGACACCCATGCGGGGCGCCCCGGGGCTGGTGGTGGGTTACTTGGGCTGCGGGAACTTCTCCGGGTTGGCGCCACCCGGCGAGAACCGCAGCAGCTTCAGCGGGATGCCGTCGCGGTAGGCGTTCCACGACTTGATGACGAAGGCCAGCAGCATGTCTTCCGGGACCCGGCCCTGGTCGGTGCTGATCTCGAAGGTGCGCTTGCGGAGCGTCCACACCGGGTGGAACTGCTCCAAGTTCGCTCCCGTGGCGAGGCGGTCGAAGAACCAGGCGCAGTCCTCGGCGTCGATCTGGTTGAACACCCAGTGCGTCAGGCCCAGCACCGACGCTGGCAGCGCCGCGGACTTGCGCATCCCCGTCGCCACAGACGTCGAGACCCGCAGCTCCGGGTGGGCGGCGAAGAACGCCAGGCACTCCGTGTTCGTCGGCGGCCGGTTGCCCACGTTGCGCTGGATGCCCTGCGTCCACATCAGGCAGCGCCGTACGACCGCGCCCAGCTGGGTGGCGTTCGACTCCCCCCGCAGCGCGAGCGCGTCCGCGACGGTGCGCTTACGGCCGTCGTCCATGGTCTCCTGCGTCTCCGGCTGCAACCCGGTGATGACCAGCATCCGCAGAGTCACCCCGGAGCGGACGATGGCCCGCAGCCGGTGCTGCCCGTCCAGGAGCGTCTCGTCTATGGCGAACTTCAGCGACTCACCGTTCTCCGCCCAGGCGCCGGCCTCCATGTCCCGGGCGTACCCGGCGACCGCCGTCTCGCGGATCTTCCGGTTGCGGGTGTTCTGCGTCAGCCACTTTTCGGCGAGCTCCGGGGTGACGTTGACGATGTGGTACTCGGGGCCGTTGTTGGACGGCGTGTTGGGGATGAGCACGGTGATCTCCTTGGGAAGGGGCGGGTCGTGCTTGTGGGTGGCGGAGCCGGGAGGCTCAGGCCGCGGTGACGAGCTCGGGGGTGTCGTAGGAGACGCCGAGCACTGCCTCGGCGACGCAGGCGAACAGATCACGGGCAGCGGGCGGGGTGACGGCGTTCCCCGCCATGCGGACCCGCTCGCGCTTGTTGCCCAGCCAGATGTACGACTGGGGGAACTCCATCGCCGCGGCATACTCGGCCGGGGACAGCATCCGGAAGCCGAGGTCCTCGGCCCTGGTGACTGGGCCGCCCTTGAGGAGAGCGTGCCGGTCCACGGTGGTAATGGTCGGGATCGGTTCGTCGGTGGGGCGGGCGGTGGCGTTGCCGTAGTAGGGCAGGACCAAGTCGGGGGCGACCAGGCCGTGGTGGTTGCCGGAGGCGCATACGGTGGCGAGCGGCTCGCTGAGTGGGCGGTGGCTGGAGCCACCTCCGCGCAGTTCCACCACGTACGGAGGGACGGCCAGACCGGTCTCGTTGCGGGCCGTGCAGGTCCGCATCGGCAGATCCGCCGGCCGGGCCACCTTCCCCTCCCGGCCTTCAACCGGCACCAGCATCGGGCGGGCGTACGCCTCGAAGCCGTCCCGGATGCGCTTCATCGTCTTGTCCGCCAGAGGCCGTTCCCGGTCTCCGATCCGGACCGCGGGCAGAGCCCAGTCGATCGCGTCGGCGGCCGGCCTCACTGCCGGGAAGACCTCGGCGTGACAGCGGGCGGTGGGGCAGCGCCATACGTACTGCGTCTTGTACTTGCCGTACGACCGGTCCGGGTTCTTCCACGCCTGGACCGCCCGCACGACCTTGTCGCACCCGGTGCAGTGCGCCATCGGGCGCGTCCACCGGGCGAAGTCCGGCTCCTTCTCACCCTCCAGCCAGAACACCACGTACATGCGGTCCCGCGACTGACAGGCACCCGGGCCCAGCGCCTGAGCGTGCATCGAGTTGAGGTAGACGACCTTGGCCCGGTACCGCATGGCCTTCATGGCAGTGAACCAGGCGGGCCACAGGATCCAGTCGCGGGCATCGACTACGTTTTCCACGATGACCGCCCGGTAGCGGTGGTACTCGGTGAACCGCACGACGTCCCACATCGTCGCGCGGGAGCGTTCCGCGGCCTCGTCGGGCAGCGTCTCCTCGAAGAGGTCGGGGGTGGCGTCGATGTGCCGCTTACGGCCCTTGGCGATGGAGTGGTTAGTGCAGGACGGGGAGAACCAGGCGAACGTCGTGGTCGGGTACCGGCGGGGGTCGACCTGGGAGATATCCGCACAGTCGTGCGTGGTCTCCACGTGGTTGGCGTTGTGGACGTCGACAGCGAGCCGCCAGTGGTTCAGCGCGGTACGGACCTTCACGCCCACCTGACGGGCACCCTCGGACGAGCCACCGGCGCCACAGAAGGCGTCCGTCGTATCTCCGTCCAGCGTGCGGCGGTTGACGAGCATCAGGCGGCGCTCCTCTGGCTGTCGCGTGTGTGGGCGGCTTGCTCGGCGTCCTGGGCCTGCTTCTGCGCCATCGCCTTCAGCTCGGCGATACGGGCGGTCACCATGGCCCCGAACTGCACCTGGGTGCCGAGCGGGCCTTCGACCTCGCGGGCGAGCTGGTTGCGGCGCCCGGCCTCGGCGAGCGTCTTCGTCAGCTCGGTGAAGTCGGCCCAGTGGTTCTGCACCTGGGACATCAGGTGGTCGATGGGGTCACTTCCGGCCGCCCCCTGCTCCGAGGTTGCGGTGGCCGACGGCTCGTTGGGCTTGCCCTTCAGCTCCGCGATGCGGGTGACGAGCAGGTCCTCGATCCGGGTCGGGGTCTCCGGGGTGCCGAACGGGATCGTCACGTCCAGCAGCTTCTTCGCGCGGGCGTCCTCCAAGTTCTTCTCCGTCGCCGCGAGGTCGTTCCACCCGCTGCGCGCGGCGCTCATGAACTTCTGCGTCTTCTCCTGGTCCAGGAGCTCCAGGATGCGGTCGTCGATGATCTGGCCGAAGAGGCGAAGCTGGCCGGCCGGGTCGCGGACCTGGGACTCGTGGAAGGACTCCTCGCCGACCATGACCTTCAGGGCGCGCATGCCGCCCAGGTGGCCCCACCGCTTTTGCATCAGCCCGTACAGGTCTTCCAGCCTGTCCTCGCGGGACGGCTCGGTGGACAGGTTCTTCTTCTGCGCGTCCGCCTCGTCCATGTCCGTCTTGGACCACAGCGTGAGCGCGGCACCGAAGCGCATGCCAGCGTTCCGTAGAGCGTCCCCGATCGCTTCCTTGACCGCGTTCGGGCCCGTCTTTTCCTGGGCGTCGCCGTAGCCGAGTCGGGTGTGCCCTGCGACCGTGAGCCGGATCCACAGCCCGCCATGCTGGTCGAACTTGGGCAGCCCATCCGCGTCGAACGCCATCGGCTCCCACGTCCACAGGGGGTCGGCCTCAAGCAGGCGGCCGGTCAACTCGGCGTGACCGACATAGTCGAGGTGCAGGTGCGCGCTGGTCATCTTCCCGGCGCAGACGTCGCAACGCTCCCGGGTGTGGTCATCGCACACCTTGTACTGGGACTTGGAGCACTTGCCGCACCAGATCTTGGGAAGCTTGGAGATCTGGTTGGGCTGGAACGGCTCGCGCAGCTTCGCGAGCGCATCGGCCTGGTTTTGGGTGTGCGAGGTGGGGCCCTCCGCCGTGACGCTGGCGGGGGCCTCGGTGGCCGTGGCCATGAGGTCTCCTATGTGGTTGTGCGGGGTGCTGCGGTGTCGGGGCCCAGTTGTCGGCGTCCAGGCCCCGCCCGCGCGGTACCTACTTGCTCTTGGCGCCGGTCAGAGCGTCGTCCGGGACTTTGAACTCCTCAGCCAGGGCGGCGATCATCACCATGCGGCCGTTCAGCGCGTACCCGCGCTCTGCCGCCCGCGCCGGGTCCTTCGCCCGGGCGTCGACCTTCTCGAACAGGTCCTGCGGGATACGCACCGTCATGGACGACTTGGCGGGCGCGGCCCCCGCGGGGCGCGCTTCAGCGTCGGCACGACACCCTTGACGACCGGAACGCCAGGCGGTGCCGGCGGCGTCCACCGGCCGGCCAGGAACTTGTCCAGGTACGGGGTGACGACCTGGGCGAGCGGCTTCTTGGGGTCCTGAGCCGCCTTGATGTGGTTCTTGAACGCTTCCGTGACGAACAGGGAGACCGGGGGGTCCAGGTCGGCGTCCCGTCGGGCGTTCCTGATCTCGGCGCCGGTACGGTCCTCGGTGAATTCCACGATCCTGGAGACGGCGGTGGCCAGGGCGGGCTGCCCGGCCTCCTCCAGGAACGTGACGGCCTTCCTGGCGTCGGGCAGGGCGTCGACTGCGTGGGCTCGCAGGCTGGTTCGGGGCACGGCGTGTCCTTCCGGCGGCCGGCGTCCGTCCCGGCGGCCGGGCGGGCGCCCGCTGCTGTGTGTGGTGGGCACGCTAAGTCTCCCTCAATAAGTCGCTACGCACGCAACCGTTACGAGCCGGTTGGTGGCCGGTGTCTGTCCGGCTGTTCCCAACCGTATCTGTAAATCGCTACGCACGCAACGACTTACGTGCTACGGTGAAACCACACCACCAAGCAGCGGGGGCACCAAATGCGCATCACACGACGTCAGACCACCACCAAGACCCTCACCGACCTCTACCGCGCCCTCGACCACCAGCACGCCATCACCATCACCTACCTCAAGCCCGGCGAGACCGAGCCCACCGTCCGCACCATCGAGGTACACGAAGTCCGCACCACGAAGAACGGCAGCATCGCCATCGTCGCCATGTGCCGCCTCCGCGGCGACGAGCGCCAGTTCCACCTCTCCGGCATCCAGGCGTACACGCTCCACCGCATCGCCTACGTCCTCGACCGGCCGGCTCCCACCAAGTACGTCCGCCCCGCACCCGCGCCGACCACGGACGCGCAAGCCCTCTTCTTCTACGAGCTCGCCCGCGACCAGGACGACGCCGACTACACCCCCCGCACCCTTATCCAGACCGACGCCGCGCTCGCCGCCTAGGAGGACCTCATGTACGACTGCCGCACCTGCCAGGGAGATGGCGCCCACCCCCAGTGCAACGGAACCGGCTGCGACGGCTGCGACCCGGACACTGGGAACTGCCCGACCTGCTGCGGAACCGGCAATGACCCCAAGCACTGGCTGCCGCACGCCGGTTGATCCTGGACATGCAGAAGGCCACTGCCCCGAACCGGGTAGTGGCCTTTTCATACTGATCGCGCACGCGCAGCGTAGCGGATCTACTCGCCACGCCGCTACCCCCGATCACCAAGCCACAATGAGAGCCATGGCCAGACGCCCCGCACAGCAGCCCACGCTGGACGACACCCGCGTCGCCCACCTCCCCACCGTCCGCTGTACCGACTGCAAAAGGTCTTTGACCGACCCAATCTCTCGGTCGAGAAGACTGGGCCCTGAGTGCGATCCAGACCGCCAGGGCAGCCATCCACGCCACCACGTCGACCAAGACCCCATACCCGGGGTGTAGAAGGAGGGGCCACCATGCATGGCATCCAGATCCGCTTGGCCGACCTCACCGGCCAGCATTGCTTCGAAGGCGGCAGCCAGGACGCTACGCGGTGTACCGCCTGCGGGGTCACCGTCTGGCGCCGCCTGACACGCCGCCCCGCCACCGGCGCCCCGGAGTGGCTGGAGTGGGTTGCCCCCGACGGGCGCAGCTGGACGTCCTTCCCCGAAAAGGGCGGCTGGGCTACCTACCCAGACGGCGCCGCCCCCTCCTGCCCGCCCCAGGAGGTTGAAGCCCGATGCCCGTGGGAGGAGAACGCACGCCGCTACGGCCACACGTGGGGCGACGCCCAGCTTGAGACCGCCCTGCGCACCTGGTGCAACACGCACGAGATGGCGGTGGCCGACTGCCCGAAGCCGGGCCCCTACTGCCCCGGAGCTGCGGCACACGAAGACGGTGAACCCGGCACGCCCGGGCCGTGCACCGGGCGGGAGAACACCTGCCGCTGCATGTGCCCAGCCTGCTGCGGGGACACCCCCGACATGTGGGGCTACGACGGCGACTGAGCCGACGGCTCCTCCAACGGCACGGCCGGCACCGCCCGGCGCAGCTGCTCCAACGTCGTCGGCATCGGCGACCACCCGTACTGCCCCGCCATCAGCATGTTCAACGCCCCCATGCCCCGCGCGTACGACTGCCGCAGCCCCTGCGCCCGCAACGGCAACCCGGCCGGCCCGTACCGGTTCGGCCACAGCCGCACCCACAGGGCGGTCTTCGCCCCCTCCAACGGGGCCACCACCTGCTCCCGCACCCGCAGCCAGCGGCGCACAGCGACCCGTGAGCCCTCCCGCAGCTCGTACCGCTCCACCTCCGGCACCGGATCCAACGCGGCCGCCACCTCCCACACCCGCGACTGCGTGAACGCCGAGATGCCCCGCGGCCGCTCCGACAGCACCTCCTGCACCGTCACCGGCGACAACCCCAACCGGGCGGCAATCTCCTCCGCCCGGGAACGCGGCCCCTTCTGCTGACGCCGGCGCAACCCCACCCACACCTCACCCGGCCCCAGATCATCCAACGCCATCGCCGCCAACTCCCCCGACCGGGCCCCCGAATCCAGCACCACCGACACGATCGCCAGCAACCGAGTCCGGTCCTCGTACGACATCACCGCCCCACCAAACTCCAACGGCCCCCCGGACGCCAACTCCACCAGCTCCCGGTACAGGGCCGTCACCTGCCGCCCGCCGACGGTCTCCTTCAACTCCACCTGCGGCAACGACGGCAACCCCACCACCCGGCCCGGAACCACCTGACGGGCCAGGATCGCCAAGCAGTCACGCACGATCCGCTGCGACGCCAGCGGCAACTCCTTACCCACGTCCTTGTCGAAGTGCCGCAGCTCACCGGCCACCGCCAGCTCCCAGAACACACCCAGCACATCCGGATCGAACAAGCGGGCAGCCTTCCGCGACCCCCGCCCGGCCAGCTCCTCACGCCCCACCGCCCGGGCGAACATGCCCACCGTCATCCGCAGCTGCCGCAACCGGCCCGCCGACACCGACCCGGCCAGAGCATCCACCACCGCATCGAGCTGCCGCACCGACGCCGGCCTGTACTCCTTGGCGGTCACTGCTGCTCCTCTGCCTTCTGTTTCTGCTTCACAGCGGCCGTTCCGATCTTCGCCAGCGGGTTCCGTTCCCCCGTACTCTCCTCCTCGTCGATGTATCCGATGAGGGCTTTGGACCGGTCGTCCCAGCCACCGTGCCGTCCGATGTCGACGATGTCCACGCCCGCGTCCCGGGCGGTCTTCACGAACCCGCGGCGCAGCGAGTGCGACCGCCACTCCCCAGGCAGGCCCGTGCGCCCGATGGACCGCGTCACGACATCCGAGGCACCGTTGACGCTGATCCGCCCCGACGGGTCACCAACCGGCTTCCCCTTGCGGGTCATCTCGGCGCCCATGTAGCCCCACTGGTCGATGCGCAGAAACAGCGGCCCCGAGTGATGCCCCTCATCGGCCAGCGCCGCGACGAGAGCGCGCACGGCCGCGACAGTGCACACGTCCGGCTCCGGGTCGGGCAGCACCTCCACGTTCTGCCACACCTTCCGCTTCTTGCGGTACACCCGCACCCGAAACCCGCCCTCGGGCAGCTCGGTGAAACTGGCCGGCCAGTCCAGCGGCGCGAGCTCGCTGCCACGGGATGCGAGGGCGTGCCCCAGGAGCATCAAGGCAGCGTCGCGCTTCCCGACCAGCGTGGTGCGGTCCAGGTGGGCGAGCGCTTCGCGGAGGACGGCCCGGTGCGCCGGCGTGGCCTTCTTCGTTGTCGCAGCCGGATCCTGGGCTACGGACAGGGCAGCCCTGTACCCGGCGACGACCTTCCGCGCGCCCATGGTGTCCGGCGGCTTGAAGCCCGCCGCCCGGTGCGAGGAGCGGATGGACGCGATGATCCGGTCCATGGAGGAAGGGCCGTACGGGCGGCCGGTCTTCTCCCGGGGTGTGCGCTTGAGGTACGACATGTACGCGGTCACGGTCTGCGGTGCGGCGGGCATCACCCGGCGGCCGACCTGCTCACACCACTGGGCGAACCGCAGCATGTCACCCTCGTAAGCCCGGCTGGTGTCCCGGGGGATGCCCGCCTTGACGTCCTCCTCAGCTTCGGGCGGCAGCCACGCGTCCGGGTCCTCGTCCTCCTGCCGTACGGCAGGGGCACGGTCCTCGGGGATGGCCGGGAGCCGGTCCTCCTCGACCAACTCCGCGTCCACCACGTCCGCATGCTCGGTCACGCATCCACCTCCGCGATCCAGCGCCGCAGGGCCGCCACATCCTCGGGCGGTGCGTGCTCCAGCGCGTACTTCATCACGACCAGGTACAGCGAGCCTTCGAGGCGCTGGTGCTCCTCGAACAGCCGGATGACAGCCCGGGAGAAGTCGCCAACGCTGGCGTCCCCCCGCTCGTCAGCGCTGACGGCGGCATCATGAAAGGCCGCAGTCACGAGCAGGTGCGCGGTCGCCTCGTCCTCGGGGCTCACGGCCGCCAGCTCTCCTTGTAGGCCAGGTGGTTTGCGTACGGCAGCAGCTCATACGGCAGCAGGACCGATGCCAAGTCGTAGGAGTCCTGCCCGGCCTCTACTGCTTCAGCGAGGTGGGCCAGGCGCTGCCGCTTGGCTGCGACTTCGGCGAGGACACGCTGAGGCGACCAGGTAGAGCGACGCCACTCTGGAGGCTGGACTGTGTCCTCTACCCATTGTCCGCCGATCATGCGCCGTGTCGTCGTTGTCCGGGCCAGCGCTTCGCGTGCCGCCTGCTCGTCTTCGTCCAGGCGACATCGCCAGAAAGCCACCATCTCCGACTCATCCACGACCGTCTCCCCTGCTCCGGATCTTGGCTCCATAGAAGGAACATTATTTGGAGTGAGACGCGATGTTCCCCCCGACCCGCCAAAACGGACCACAGAGCGTTCGATCCGTTCGATTCTTCTCCAGGATCGATCCTAAGGAACGCCAGCCCGTGTGGGACGACCAGGAATCATCGCTCAGGGGCAGCTGTGTGACGCTCCAGATAGTCGGCCATGGCGCGCAGCCGGGCCGGGTCCTCTTGAGCCTTGCCGATCGCGTGGTTGCATCCTTCGCAGAGAAGATCTCGCACAGCGCCAGTGCGATGGTCGTGATCCACATGCAGCCGTTGCGGCGACTCTTCTCGGCAGATCGCGCATCGTCCACCCTGTGCTTCCAGGCGCGCCGCGTACTCGTCAACCGACAGGCCGTAGTGGTACTTCAGCCCCTTGGCGTAGGCGTACTCCGCGCCGCCCCTTGCGATGTAGTCCTCTCTGCTCCTCGCGTTGGCACAGGGGCGGCAGTAGTGCACCCACGGCTGCGAGAAGTGCTCGATGCCCTTCTCCTCCTGGCAGCCTGTGCAGAACTTGCTACTCAGTTCCGAAGCGCGTCGACGCCGATTGGCCCGGTACGCCCGCCCCTTGCAACGTGTCGAGCAGTACTTCGACTTGTCCCCTGCCTCCAGGGCGGCCGACAGGTCCACCTCGCACTCCGAGTTTCCACACAGCCGGTCCAGTTCGGGTGTCAGCGCCTCTTGCACTCGACTTCTCCAGTTCTGTAAGGTTCTATAGATCCTAGCAGACTGGTAGAGTCGAGGGATGAAGACGATGACAGCCGAAGAGGCGCGCAGGAACTTCGCCGACCTGCTGAACGAGGTCGGCTTCCAGGGCGAGGAAGTGCTGATCACCCGGCACGGGAAGCCCATCGCCAAGCTGGTGCCGGCCACCGACAAGGACCTCGACCGCACCACCGAGCAGTGAGGACACCGACCATGGCCGACCTGGATATCTACGAGTACGACACCGAGGCATTCACCCCCGGCGAGACCCGTGCCATCTTCGACTACGAAGCCGCCGTCCAAAGCAGCGGCCTCCGCGACTGCTTCGCCTCGCTCACCATTGAGCACATCCGCTGGCACGAGACCGAGTACGGGCAGGACACGACCCGCGACATGCTGCGCGAGCACGCCGGGATGCTCAACTCCTGGTACCTGGCGGTCGACAGTCTCCTAGGCGACATCCTCACCTGCACCAGCGAAGTCACCCGGTACAGCACCGCCGCTGCCCGGTACGTCAAGGCGGCCGCAGCCGACTACCACCAGACCCGCCAGAACTTCGAGCACGCCACTACCGCCTGGTCCCTCGCCCTACTCACCGGCGGGGCCGACGCCGACTACCCGCCGGCCACCCGAGCCGTGAACTTCCCCATGCAAGCCCTGACCACCGAGCAGTGAGGACCACGACCATGAGCGACAACCTGAGCCCTGAGCCGAACGCCTACCCGCCCGAGCTGTTGCAAGCCGTGGGCGACCTCCTCGCCACCGCTCACCGCCACCAGGTCGGCATCGCCTTCGAACCCGACGGCGACGGGTGGCGAATCCACTACCTCGTCGACGACTGGCCCGCCGTCGAGGAGTATCAGCTGTCCGCCGGACCGCTCTCCGATGCGTACGACCTTCAGGTCGCCGCCTCCGCCGCCCTGCGCCCACTTGTGAAGATGGGCATCTCGGTGACGGAGCACTTCAAGAACCGCAACGGGGGCTACATGCAAAAGGCACCCTGGGCCACCGGGGAGTAAGGGCTGTGACCATGACTCAGGCTGAGGCCCCAGAGCCTTACTGCGCGGGTGATCGCTGCGCTGACTGCACACCCGGTGAAGAGTGCTGCGAGGCCACCTGCGGCTGCTGCCCCCGGGTTGACGAGCACGGCCACTGCTGGCTGCGTCGCGGCAGCGAAGACGACAGCAAGAACTGCGACCAGCACGGCGAAGGGTGGCTGAACGACCGGTCCCCTGAAGCTCAGCTGCGGTACGAGATCCTGCGCGGAGCCTGATCAGCGAGTGCGAATGGTGTGCCCCCGGCCGAGGAAAGCGGCCGGGGACACATGTGCATCCTAGGGGAACAGCCTGGTCGGCCGAGGTGGCGCCTGGCTCCTCGGAGTGGGGTTTTGACCCGAGTATGCGCAGGTCAGAGGCGGAGCGATCAGATTTGCAAGATCACGTTATTTGCTGTGCGGAACTATAAGACAGAGTGGGCGAAGCCAGTGATCATGGGCGCCGACGCTCTTGGAGCTTGAGCGGAAACAGGGCACCGTCGGAGTTTCCCTTGGACGGGTCGGGCTCAGACGACTGCGAAGCAGACGCCGAAGGGGAAGGCGCAGGATCCGGGGCCGGTTCGCTCGGTGGCGGATCGTCCGGGGTGCACCGGTAGCGCGGATTGTCCGGGTCGAAGTCCTCGACCGGCGTGCACTGGTAGGTGTTCCCGTCGGCGTCCGTGTACGTCCACGCCGCTGGCGGAGCACCATCCTGGCCGTCCTGCCCAGGTGTACCGGGTGGGCCCGGTACACCCGTGGCGTCCTGACCAGGCGCACCGTCCTGACCGGGCAGACCGGTCGGTCCGACCGGTCCGGGCACGGTAGATGCGGGCCCTACGATGCCCTGCGGTCCGGGAGGGCCAGGGGGGCCGGGCTTCGGGGTGAGGGTCGGGGCGGGCTTGCCGGGCTCACCGGACGGACCGCGCGGGCCGGCAAGACCCGGCGGGCCAACAGCTCCCTGTCCCGGCTCGCCGCGAGATCCGGGCGGCCCTGCCACCGGTTTGCCCCCAAGCGCCTGCACCTGCCGGGCCAGAGCGTCGCGGGCCAGGTTGGCCTCGTCGAGGTTGCGGGAGAGGAGCACGAACGCCGTGAGGGTGATGCCCAGTACGACCGCCGCGATCAGGGCGGCGCCTGCGGCTATGTAGTCTCCGCGTTTGCGCTGCTTGCGGGCCTCCACCCGGCTCTGGGCCCTCATCACTTGGTGCCGGCGAGGAAGAAGACGACGGGAAGAATCAGCCCGAGGACGGGCACGATGACCGATGCGAAGAGCCAGCGCCGGGTCTGGGTGACCCGCTCACGGTCCGTGTTCCTCTCCGTTTGCACGCTCTCCACGTCCTTCTTCAAGTCGGCTATTTCCCGTTCGAGGGCTGCTTTCTCCACCCCGTACACGTCCGTGCTCACCATGCGGTCGAGGCGGGAGTTGATCTGCGCCATGTCGTCGCGAATGTCGCCACGCATGAGCTGGATGAGCCGCCCCAGCTCCCCCAGAGACGGCTCATCAGCCATGTCGATTCCGGATCTGCGAAGGGTCAGGAGACCGCGGTGACGGACGGCTTGACGGCAGAGGCTGGCACGGGAGCGGTGACCTGGGTGCGGTCCCACATGGCAACGACTGCTGCGCCGACGGAGAGGACAACGGCCTGCTGCTCCGCGGACCAGTCGAGGCCGAAGCCAACTGCGAGGGCGAGGGCGGCCTGGACGAAGCCGAGCAGGGCGGCGCCGAGGCCGTCGCTGGCCATGACTGCGAGGGCGACGCCGACGGCGGCTGCTGCGACGGCGTTGATGACGGCCTGCTGCTCGCCGCTGACGTCGACACCGAACGCAGCGACGAGCTTGATGAGGACGGCTACAAGTCCCAGCAGTACAGCCGGTTCGCGTCCGAGGATCTTCACGAGGTTCTCCTTCGAGAGGTAGGGCGGAGCGATGTGAGGTGGTCAGACCTTGGGGATGCGGAGTCGCTTCCAGGTCTCCGGTCCGGGGATGCCATCTGCGTTCGAGCCGGTCCAGCCCTGCGCACGCTGGAAGTCCTCGACGTTGCGCTTGTCCGCGTTCGTCCAGTTCGGTCCGGGGCCGTTCTTGTAGTGCCTGCCGAATCCGAGGGCTACGAGGCGCCTGCCGAGGGCGGTGATGATGGGGCTGTGGCGGCCGCCATGGAAGAAGCTGGCGCCGGGGAACGGCTCGTACGACGGAGACGGCTTGGCCGGGGCCGGCGTGCTCTTCGCGGGCACCTTCAGCTTCTGCCCGACGCTGATCTCGTTCGGGTCGTCCAGGTCGTTGAGGTCGACGAGCTTGGCGACAGTGGTCTGCTGCGCCCTGGCGATGTTGAACAGGGTGTCGCCCTTACGAACGGTGTACGTCCCCGTGCCACCGCCGGTCGCGGGCTGGCCGGGGGGCGGGGTGGGCTTGCTGCTGCCGAGTCGCTGGTTGATGCGGTCGCGCATGGAGCGCATGGTGAAGCCGCGCGGGTCGACCTTGCCCGGCTGCCACTCCAGGTGCCCGATGACCCTGTCGGCGTCCCAGCCGTGGAGGCGGCACAGGGCGGCGGCCGCCTTCTCGATGGCCTCCAGCTGCGCCTCGGGCCACGGGTCCTTGCCGTCGCCGAGGTTCTCGCACTCGAAGCCGTAGAAGGCCCGGTTGCCGTCGGTGTTGGCCTCGTTGTCCGCGGGCAGCGCGGTCTGGTCCTTGACGGCCTTAAGGACGTCGTCGTCGCCCATGCCGGCGTGGTTGGCCCGGCCGTAGCCGACGAGGTGGACGGTGCCGTCCTTGGCAATGACGCCGTGGCACAGCGGTCCGGGCAGGCCCGCGTACCCGTCGCGGCACATCTTGACGGTGTTCGCGGTGCCCTTGGTGACGGTGTGGTGGATCATCACACCGTGCACCGGGCCGAACGGGCCCTTGTGGTTGCGGTTGTGGGTGCGCCAGTCGCCGACTTCGACGACCTTCAGCCCCTCGTCGCGGAGGGCCTTCAGGAATGTGGCAGCACTCGGTGGCGTCGCCATCGGCGGTCTCGCTCTCTGTCCCCGCGCCCACTGATGGGTGGTGTCTGCTCCCTGGCCGGTGGGCCGGGTGGCAGTCCCTCGGGGATGGAGCCGGGCGGAGGGTCGCCCTCGTGATCAGACTACGGTCCAGGAGCCTTGGGGTTGCCCCCGCTCACTCCTCCGGGGGCTGGGGGTCCATCAGCGTGGCGGACAGGAGTTTCTGCCTCTTGGAGCAGACGCCGCAGTAGAAGGTGACCTGCCCTGCGTTGGAGTACACCTCGGTCAGGTGGAGCACGACGTTCAGGTTGGGGCACGTGGCGGTAGTGCAGGCGACGGTCGCGTCGTACCACTTCCACGGCTCGAAGACGATCGGCTGCGCCGGGTCCTCCGGTGCGGGCGGCGGCGGAGGCGTCTCCGGCTCGGGCTCGACCGGGTCGAGGATCGGGTCGCTCTCTGCCTCCGCTCCCTGCGTGGAGTTGGCGGACTCGGCCTCTTCGGTCCCTGCTTCGGCCATAGTGGCCTTCCTTTCGTTGCTGGTCATGAGCCGATGACCATCCAGTTCACGACGGTCGCCGTGGTGTTCTCCCGGTTGACCCACACGGTCAGGCCCGTGCTGGACACGGACGTGACGGCGACGCCGGTCACGCCGGCCGCGCCGCCTCCCAGCGGGGAGCGGACGCCGACGACGGTCGTGTTGGCGGTGGCGTAGCCGCGGAAGGTGGTTCCGGCGACGTTGAGGCCGGAGACGATGGTGCTGGTGGACTGGTGGGCGGCGGACGGGGTGATGGTCACCGTGCCGGTGGCAATGTTCCGCGCGTTAAGGACGCCGTTGACATCTGTGTTGCCGGCCAGGTCGACGGCGAAGCGGTAGGCGGCCGCGTTCGCGTCGTACAGGCGCATCAGGTACCCGGTGTGGCCGGCGGCGGCCTGGGCGTACAGGGCACTGGAGTCGCTGGCGGGCGCCTCCACGCGAAGCCGGGCTTCAACTTGCCCCATGCCGGGGGAGAAGACAACGCGGCTGATCACACTGGTGCTGCCGGTGTTGTCCATGTATCCGAAAGTCCCGTGGGTGGGGCGAAGGTCGACACGGCCGCCGAGGACCTTGTAGGAGGGGGTGCTGGTGTACCGCTCGGCGACCCAGTAGTCCGATCCGAGGATCGTTCGCCACCGCATGTCCGTGTAGACGCCGGAGGTGAAGGCGCCGCAGGTCAGCTCGAGGTTCGCGGCGCCTGGGGTGCTCTCGGCGACTCGGATGGTGGCGTTGCTCAGCCCGTCCTCGGAGGAGAACTGAAGATAGGGGTAGACGCTGTCCGGGTTGAGCGTCATCGAGGACCCGTTGTCCCCCACCAGCCGTAGCCCGCTGCCGTCCAGGGTCGCCACCAGGACGCCGGTGGCGTCGTAGAGCTTGATGTCGTTGCCGGACGATTCGTTGATCGCAACTCGTTCGCCGCTGGTGGCGGTGCGCAGGATGGAACCGGTGATCGTGCCGCCGGTGATGGCCTTACCGGTGAGGGCGTCCACGGCGATCAGGTCCGCGGTGATGAGCCCTGCGGTGAGGTCCTCGGTGTCGGCCTTGCGGGGTGTCGCCGCGACGGCGGCGGTCGCAGCCGATGTGGCCCCGCTGGTCGTGCGGGAGCGCAGCTTCACGAACCACTCGGTGTACGGCAGGGGGACGGTGACGGTGCCGCCCTGGGGGGTTTCGATGGTGTCGCGCAGCGTGTCCTGGCTGGGCGTGTAGTCGGCGTCCGGCCCGATGTGGACCTCGCAGCGCATCCAGTCCAGGGGGGCTGCGACGGCGTCGGCGAACGTCCCGTCCCAGGAGATCGCGAGTGCGGCCAGGGCCGGTTCGACGGTCGGGGGTGTGGGTGCTGGGGGCGGTGGGCCGTTGACGACGTTGACGCCGCTGGTGCCGTCGTCCTGCTGTCCGACGATCGCCCGCAGGCTGCCGGAGTCGTCGCGGACCTCGAGCGCGGTGTTGTCCAGGGCGGCGTGGGACAGACGTGATGCCCGCTCCATGTCCTTGAGTCTCTTCTCGAGCGCGGCCAGTCTCTGGCCCACGGTGGCAGACATCAGGCGGCTCCGTAGGTGTAGGCGGCGGCCGGGCGCAGGCTCAGCGTGGCCTGGGGGCCGCCGGGGGCGTGGGGGCGGTTGGTCCAGCCGGTGATGCGGCACCAGCCGGTGTAGTCGGTCCAGGCGTTGTGGACACGTACCCGTACGTCGTCGCCGACCTGCCAGGATTCCAGGGGGCGGCGGGGTGGTCGCGGACGGTGATTTCTTCGACGTTGCCCATGGTCTGGCGCCAGGCCCGCTCGGCTGAGGCGCGGGAGGCGAGTTCGTCGTTGCCTTTGATGTGCGGCAGGTCCAGCACGTGCTCGAGTCGGAGCCGGCCGTTGCGTACGGCGCTGATGGCCCGTCGTTTCGCGGAGCCGTCACCGGCCCCGGAGGCGATGACGACTTGGGCGTATTCGTCGCCGGACAGGGGCACGGTGGGCGGGTCGATGATGTTGACGCCGGACGCGAAGCTGATGTCGGTGCGGCGGGTACCGAGGCGCGGGTAGCCGATCCGTACCCGTCGGATGGGGGCGTCGCGGGCGGTGTTCCAGTAGGTGGTGCACGTGTACTGGGGGGCGGCTTCTGCGGAGACGAGGTCGTCGAAACGGTCGCCGAGGTTGGGCCATTCCCACCATGAGAAGTCGTACCGCTGGGCCGGTGTGCCGATGGTGGACTTGGAGGTGGTCGAGTCGACCGTGACGCCGAGGTCGCCGTCGGCGGCGGACTGGGCGTAGTCCCATATGTCCCGCATGATGGTGCACCGGTCCGCGTGCGTGTACGGGCCGCGGCCGTTGAGCTGGCCGTGGATGTCGAACCGTTTTTGGAGGTACGACGTCCAGCCGGCGGCTTCGATGCTGTACGTGTCGCCTTCGGCGCGGGCGTCCCAGACCAGGCCGCCCCAGCGCAGTTGCCCGTCCTGCTCCACGTAGATCAGCGTCGTGCCCGGGTCGAGGAGGCTGGGGTTGGTGGCGATCAGGCGCGGGGACAGCTTGCCGCTCAGGGCGCCGGGCCCGTCCAGTTCGGGCCCGTATTCGAGGTCGGACAGGGGCAGTGCCTTGGACAGCCAGTCTCCGGTCACGGCGTGCTGGGTGAGGACTCTCAGCGGGGAGCTCACCGGGGCGCCTCCTCGAACTGGATGTCCGCGGCCAGGGCGGTGCCGGAGTCGACGCTGATGCGGCCCAGGTTCCCGGAGGCGCCGGCGCCCTGGACGCGCAGCAGCTGGGTTGTGCCGCGGTAATCGGCGGGCAGGGTCAGGGTGTCGGCGATGACGGTGCCGACCCGGCGGGTCACGGTGCCCTGGTTGTCGTCGACCAGGGTGGGCTGGAGGGTGAGGCTGCTGCCGAAAGTGGCCCGGACGCTGCCGAAGAAATCGTTGGCGGAGAACCGCAGCGGGCTGACGTCGATTTTGATACGGACGGTGGTGGCCCAGTTGGGGACGGCGATGTTCCAGCCCCCGGCGGTGGAGAAGTAGCTGTAGGTGGTGGATCCGCCGAGCAGGCCCGATATGGAGGGCGGGGACTGGATCACCAGGTTGCGTTCCCGGCGCGGACGGGTGATTTTCCGCAGGTCGGTGATGTACGAGTTGGTGATGATGGACGTGTTGGCCGGAATGGTGATGCGTGCCAGGGGGATCGCGGTCCGGCCGCCGGGCACCGTGGTCGCGGACGACGACACCCCGGAGATCACTTCGAAGTAGTTGATGTTGTCCGTTGCCGGGTTGAGGCTGCCCTCGTACTCGGGATCCAGGACGCGCAGCACCACCATGTCACTGCGCGCGGACGCGCCGGTCGCTGCGATCGGCACCGTGTCCGTCGCCAGGTTGCAGGCCGTGTACGAGCCTTGGTAGACGTTCGCGCGGCCGCGGATCGTACCGGAGCCAGGAGCGATCTGCACTGAGCTGCCCGGCGTGGCCAAAGCGGTGACCTTCAGGTCATCGCCCTCGGTCACTCCCTCCGACCCGCCGGTCAGGTCGCGGATCATCATGCGGAATTGCTGGGCGGGGTGCGTTGCTCCGTCAACCAGCAGCGGGCGGGGGAACAGGGCCATCAGGGTCTCCTTTACGCGGCTCGGTAGGCGTCGCGCCAGGTGACGCGCAGACGGGAGGTGTTGGTGGGGTCGACCGCAGTCCAGCGCAGTTCGCTGGTACCGGGCGGCAGGGAGAAAAGGTCGAGGCGCGATGACGGGGTCAAGTACGACTCGGCGTTGCCGCCGTTGTTCCACACGACCCGGCGGCGGCCGGGCCGGGTATCGAGCTCCACCCACTGCCCCACGCCCAGGACCAGGGTGGGCAGGGCCAGGGTCCGGCCGGTGGAGACGTGCGTGATGGCCGGGGCGGAGCACGGGCCAGTGATCCGCAGGACGGGCCACGTGGCGACGTCACCGTGGGTTTCCACCCAGCCGGGCCGCTCCGCCACCGAGGTTGCGGAGGTGACGTGGATCGGGGCCGCCACCGGGGCAGTGAATCCGCCTCCCGACATCCAGCCCAGGGGGATCTCCGTGGTCTGCTGCTCGTCGCCGTACCAGCGGGCGTCCGCGGCCACGAACTCGATATCCAGCGGCATCCAGCCGTAAATGACCTGGGACAGCTGCGGCTCAAGGCGGCGCAGCCGGCCGTCGACCCGCTTGGTGGCCGCGCCCCGACGCCGGTACCTCAGCGGCATCGTCGCCCCGCCGGTCAACCGCACCGCGGTCGCATCCGCCGCTGTCTGCAACGAGGACAGCAGCGCCCAGCAGGCATCCGGGTCGCCGGGGACCTTGATGGCCGCGTCGATCTCGATGCTGCGGGCCGCGTAGTAGTCGACGCCGAGGAACACGCCGTCCATGCCGGGCTGCTCGATGTCCTCGCCCCGTGTCGACGGCCGGCCCAGCCCAGTCACCTCCGCGACCGGGATTTGGGTTCCGGCGCCCATCAGGACACCCCCAAGCTCCCACTGGCCCTCTTCGAGTTCAGCCACGGGCGGCCACTCCCCCTCGCTGCGCGCGGCGGATCTGGCGTTCGACCTGCCGGCTGATGTCGTACGCCGAGGCGTTCGTGTGGGTCACTGGGATGGTCACGCTGCCGATCAGGGGGCCCTGCTCGCGGATGATGACGACCCGGGATCCGGCAGCGTCGGTCAGCCCGAGCCCGAAGCGCCCCGCGACGTCCTTGAGGACGTTCGTGGCCCGCCCGCGCTTGTTCGCCCCGAGCGGGATGAAAGCCTCCCCACCGGTTGAGGGCTCCGCGAAAGTAACGGCGCCGCCGCGGGTGGAGTAGATGCCCTCGCGGATACCGCCGTTGGCGTACGCCAAGCCCCGCTCCGCCTTGGACAGGTCCGCAAGGAATCGGGTTGCCCGGGATCCCAGGGAGGACTTGATCTGCCCGCGGGCCTTCACGGCGGTGGCGATGATCTCGTCTTCACCCAGCCCCGTCGTGTCCGCGACGTCGTGCAGTCCAGTCTTGCTGGTTTTGACGGCGGCGATGATGGCGACGAGCTGCTCCACTTCGCCGCTGGTCAAAGCGTTGTTCGCCGTCTTGGCGGCCTTGTTCGCCTTGGCTGCCTTGCCCTGGTCCTTCACGGCGGCCGCGGCCAGCTGCTGCGCCGCCTCATCGCCCTGGGCGGCCAGTTGTGCGGCGAGGTCCCCGTAGCCCTGGGCGGACAAGGTCGCCAGGTTTTTGGCGAACGCCGAGTCTGTTTTGGTGGCCTTGTCGAGCTGGCGGGTGTAGTCCGTCAGGCTGGCCTTGGCCGTCTGCGCGAGGCCGCGCAGGGCCGCGGCCATCTCCTCGATGTACTTGGTGGACCCGTTCGCCATCTTCTTCGTGAGGGCGACACCGTCCTTGCCCATCGCGGCGAGCGCCTCGGCGACGTCCCCGCCCACCCGGTCCGCGACCTTCTCGAGGTCTTTGTTCCAGCTTCGGGTAGCCGACGACGCCGACTTGATCTTCTTCTCGACCGTCCCCAGGTCGAAGTAATCGACCTCCTTCGTGGTGAACTTGCCGTTCTTGCCCTTGACCTTCACCTTGCGGGTTTTGTGGCCGGCCGCACCGGCCTCGGACGGCGAGTACAGGGACCCGGACTGCGGGTCGTAGCGCCAGTCGGTGACGGCGCCCCCTTGGGCGTATCCGGGGGCCTTGAGGGTGCCGCGGTTGATGGCGTCCATGAAGCCCACGCCGTACTTGGATACGGCGGCCGCGCGTACCACGTACTCGGTGTTGGAGACGCGGGCCATGGCGCCGGAGCCGAACATCGCGAAGATGCTGTCGCTGGTGCCCGTGCCGGGGCCCTGGATGTAGCCCCCGTCGGGGTACATCTGCACGTCACCGCCGGAGGCGTAGCCGCGCAGGCGGCCGCCCTGCGCCTTCAGCTCCGAGCCGTAGGATCCGCCCCCCGACGGGCGGGCGGTGCTGCCGGTCACCCGGTAGTGGGTGGTGATGGTGATCGTGCGGTCGCTCAGTCCGTCCCGGGCCCGCTTGACCGCCGCCAGACCGCCCAGGGCGTTGCCGGTGTTGGCGGTGACCTGCACCCGGCCGTCCGGCAAGGTTTTGGTTTTGTAGCCGAGGCTGTTGAGCAGAGCGATGGCGTCCTTGGTCAGCGCATTGACCGTCACCGATTTCGAGTTCGGTGTTGCCTCGATCTTCGCGATGACGGCGTCGAGACCGGCGATGGCGTCCTCGCGGCGCATCTCGATGGTCGTCGAGTGCTTGTCGGGGATGTCGAGGATGGTCTTGGCCAGGGCGGTGGCCTGGGCTCGGGTGAGGCCCATCTGCATGCCGGAGGTGATGAGGGCCTGGGTGCCGCGCTCGTAGATGCCGTTGGTGTACTCCCAGGAGCGGCCGGACTCGCGGGCGGCGGTGGCCGCGGCGTCGGTCTTGGCTCCCAGGTCCGCCAGGGCGGTTGCTGCGGCCTGCGCTTTCGGGGAGTTCAGGTCCAGCTCGCCGTTGACCATCGTCAGCGCGCCGGCGTTTTCCTTGGCCGCCTTGGCCGCCGCATCGATCCCGGCCTCGAAGCCGACCATGCCGCCGAGCGCCGCCCGGTTGACGTCATTCAGGGCGACGATGGCCGTACGCAGGCCGTCCGCGGACGCTTTCTGGGCATCGAGCTTGCTCTTCGTGTCCAGGGCCTGCTGCCCGAAGACACCCATACCGGCCGCGGCCAGCTGCTGCTCGGCTTTCAGCTCTTCCAGGGCCGCGCTGTACTCGGGGAACAAGTCCTTGATCTCGCTGGTGGACTTGCCCGCTTTCCGCAGGGCGTCGCTGATCAGCTGGAAGTCGGCGCCGGCCTGCTGTGCGTTGCCGCTGCCGACCATGCCCGCCATGGACTCGTCCAGGGCGTTGAACCGGTCCGTCAGGGCGGTGGTGGACTCTTCGCCGTCCTTGAAGTCGCTGAACAGGTCGTGGACGTTGCGGCGGAGGTCGTCCAGCGGTCCGATGCCGGAGGTGCCGAACGATTCGACGTACTCGTCCTGCGCCTTCGTCGCCTTGCCGAGTTTGTTGACCTGGTCGACCAGGCCGTCGATGTCGCCGAACGATTTCTTGAGCTCGCCGGTGAACTTCCCGGTGAGGGAGAGGTTCTTGAGGCTGGTGGTCAGCTTGTCCACGTCCGGCGGCGCGCCTCTGGCCTTCTCGGCCAGTTTGCTGATGCCGATGGCGGCGACGGTCAGGATTCCCAGGCCGACGGCGGCTTTAGCGAGGCCGCCCATGCGCTGTGTGACACCGCCGATGGCCGCGGCCACACCACCGAAGCGGGCGGCGCGTACGAAAGCGGCCAGGCTGGCAAGCGCCGCGCCGCCAGTGGCTGCGGTCAGCAGGCCGGCGCCGAGCGCGGCGAGTTTGAACGCCGCATACAACTGCACCATGATCGCGAGGGCGTCTGCCGGGATGGCGTTGACCAGCGAAGCCAGGGTGTTGACGACCTGGAGGACGCTGACGCCCATCTCGGATCCGGCGACGGCCACGTTCAGGACCACCCGGGCCAGATTCCCCAGGGTCTCCCCCACCAGGGGGGCGTGCTCGCGGGCGTAGTCGAGGAACTCGCGCAGGTCGCTGCCGATTTCACCGGAGTCCAGTGCCTGGGTGAACCGGACGACTCCGGTGGTGCCCCGGGCGAGGGACTCGACGGCGAAGGCGGTGAACTTTTCCACGAACTGGTCGAAACCCTCGGTCTGCATGGCTCCGGCCGCGATGTTCATGAAGCGGTCCATCTCCACCGAGGTGCCGCGCACCAGGGGGCTCAGGGGCTCCATGGCCTGCTCAAGGAGGCCCATGCCCTTGACGGCCACGGGCATGGTGCTGCTGGCCAGGCTGTCGGACCACTCCTGGTATTCGTCCTTGAGGTGCGTGACGGCGGCGGCGGCCTGGCGGGTGGCCGGCGGCATCTCGGCGATCAGGCGCAGGTACTCGGCTTCGGCCTTTGCCGCTTCGGCGGATGACTTGCCGTGCTCGCGCACGGCCTCGTCGTATTTCTGCTCCGCCTCCGACGCCTCGCCCAGTGCCTTGATCTGCCCGCCGATCGCGGCGCCGAACACGCCGACTGCCACGCCGGCGGCGGTCAGGCCCGCGGCGATGGGCACTGTTGCGGCGGCCACCGGGATCAGGGCGGTGGCCAGGCCGATGGCGGCGAGCATCAGGGTGCGGGTGTTACCGCTGGCTGCCCCTGCGGAGCTGCTGACTGATCCCAGGTTCCCGCGGAGGCCGCCCATGCCGGCGCCGGCCCTGCGTACCGATCCGTCCAGGTCGTCCAGGTCGGTGCGCAGGGTGCGCGTTCTGTCGGACAGGGAGGCCAGGCTGGTATCGGCGTTGCGGGCGGCGGTGTTCAGGGAGCGCAGACCGCCGGCCGCGTTGCGGGCCCGGTCGGCGAGGTCATCGAGAGCGTCTGCGGTAGCGGCGGCCCGGGCCCGCAGAGCCCGCAGCGTCAGGGACGTGTCGTCTGCGACGCTGCGGACGGCGGCCAGGGCTGCGGCCGCACCAGCGGCGTCGGCGTCGAAGCGCACGTCGATCTGGACCGGGCTCAGTGCCTGGATCTGGGCAACAGCGGCCCGTACGGCGGCCATGCCCGGACCGGTCTGGTCGTCGATCCCGGCGGTGATCTGAATGCTGCCGCCCGCGGACTGGAGCTGCGCTTCGGCGTCCTCGGCTGCCCGGGCGAGGCGGCGCATGTCCCGGGCAGCGTTGCGGGCCTGCCCGGCCAGGCGGGTCAGGCGGCGTTGGGCGGTCGCGGAGGCGGAGCCGAGGCGGGTGACGTTGCCGTGGGCGTCCGCTGCCCCGCGGCCGAGGGACCGTACGTGGCGGGCGGCGGTCTGGGAAGCACGGCCCAGGGAACGGACGCTGCTCTGGGCATCGTCGGTGGCGTCGGCCAGGGTACGGGCGTGAGTGGCGGACTGGCGCAGGGTCCGGACCAGGCTGGTGCCCTGACCGCGCAGATCAACCGAGAGATTCCAGTTGGCCACCGGCTGCCCCTCCCTTCCCTGTCAGTGCTTGCGTGAGGTGGTGCTGCGGTCTTTCGCGTACATCAGCGCCGCGTGGACGCTGGGCGGGATCAGGAGGACCTTCATGCCGGCGGCGGCTTCTTCGGGGATCTCCGCCTGCTTGCGGCTGATCTCCTTGCAACCCAGGCACAGGTGGCTGGAGGCGACGTAGGCGTCGACGGTGTTCCCGTCCTCGTCCTGCCACTCGTCCTCACGGGTGCCGCACTGCGGGCACACGGCGCGCAGGTAAGCGGCGTAGGCGAGGGCCTTGGCGCGGTCGCGCGGCGTCCAGTGGCCGGCGCCGATCCCCAGGAACTGGGAGTGGGGGATGCCCCACTTGTCGCACAGCTCCAGCTCGGTGCGCAGACGTTCATCTGCGATCAGCCTTTTCCCAGGTCCATACGGGAGACCGCCTGGACGCCGAACGCGGCGTCGTACAGCTCCACGGCCTCGTTCGGGGACCAGGTGCGCATGTAGTGGGCGGCGTCTTCAACGGTCATGCCGTCCAGGGAAGCGGCGGCGACCAGGGCGGGCCCCCAGGTGTCGATGTTCCACTCGGCGCCGTCTTCGCCCTGCTCCTCCGTCGGCGGGTGCTCCGCCTTCAGCGCCTCGAATGACTCCCGGTCCAGGGCCTGGAAGCGCAGGACCACCGCGACCTCGTCGAACGCCTGCTGCGCCTTGTCCAGGGCGGCCTGCGCGTCCGCCACCGCCTTGCCGGTATCCGGCTCGTCGGGGGACTCCTCGGCCTGCGCGGTGGCGCGCTGGTGAAGGAACTTCGCCTTGGCCAGCGCCTGCTTGATCTCGTGGTCGTCGCAGATCGTCAGGGTCGCGATCGGCCGCTTGCGGTTGTTCAGCCGCTCACGGGTCGCCGACCAGTGCGCGTCCTTGGCGACAGCGGCGGCGGGCGGCTCGGTGGGGGTGGTCTGCGCAGGCATGTGGTCCTCCAGGAGGGAAGGGGACCCGGCCGGGCGCCTTCACGGCGCCCCTTCCCAAGCACACCGTGAGGGGCCCGGCCGGGAGCTGATGCGGAGCGGGCTGGGGTCAGCCGCCCGGCGTGGTGGTGGTGACCGTGACGGCCGGGGTGGTGCCGCCGGTGAGGCCGGCCGCGGATCCGGTCATCTCGGTGACGTTCAGGCCGTCGTACTGGCCGCCGAAGGTGACCGTGACCGGGGTGCCCGGGTGCGGGCCGCCCGCACAGACGACGTCTCCAGGGGTGATGTTCGACAGCGCCTCGAGCGCGGACTGCACCGCGGCCGCCGTGGCGTTGTACGCGATGCCCGCAGTGGTCTGGGTATCGAACGTGAGGGTGTAGGTGCCGCCGGTCGGGGAGCCGGTGATGGCGACGCTCTGGACCTCGTCTGTGCCCGCTGCCGGCACCGGGGCGCCCTGGACCGGGCGGGAGGTGATGGTGAAATTGACGACAAACTTCGCGGCTTCGTTGTCCGCGGTGTACTGCGGCGACTGCGAGGCCACCCGGACCGGGAAAATGTCCATGGACGCGGATGCGGGGACGTCGCCCTTGCGGAGGATCACGACGTAGCCGGACGTGCCCTTGGCCAGGGTCGTCTCGAGGGTCGCGGACTCCTCGTCCTCGTAGAACGTCATGCTGGAGTCGTCAGCCGCATCGGATCCGGGGATCTTCGAATCGAAGGTGTCCGCCATGTCCGGCGTTTCGATCACATTGTTCGTCTGCGTCCAGCCATCGAGGCCGGCGATGTACTCGGTGAGATTGCTTCCGCCGTTGAGCTCGCTGCGGGTGGGAATCATGCTGGACGCAGCGATCACGGGTACGAACTTGAAGACGCTGGTTCCGCGCCTCATGTACTTCTTGACTGGCATGGGTGGGCCCCTTTGTCCCGGGGCCTTCCGCGATGCGGCGGACGGGGCCCCTTTACACGTGATGTGTGTGGTTGGCGGCCACCTCTGGTGGCGCGTCCGCGTGGGGTCCCGCCGCGGTGCGGTCAAACTGCCTGACCAGAAGTCAGGTCGAGGTCAGGTCGAACTTGAATCTCTGCACGTAACTCATGATGGCATCGGCTGGATCATTCGTTCCCCCCGGTTCGGCGTCCAGGGAGCGCCCGGTCACCCGGGCGCCGGGGATGGTCAGTTCATGGAGCCACAGTCCGGTCGCCGCGTGCCGCCCCAGGATCGCGGTGCGGGCGAGGTCGGCCATCCACTCTGCCTGGTCCGCGACTCCGTACGATTCGGGTCTGGTCGGGTCGGGCCCGGACACGGAGGTGACCTGGTAGACCAGGGTGGAGTCTTCGTGCTGGTCGGAGAACGGTGCGCCGCTGATGTTGCTGGTAATGGCGTACAGCAGGTAATACGGGGGTTTTGCGCCCTCCGGTTGGCGGCCGCGTCCGACCGGCAGGCGTGTGGCGGAGGCGAGGAGCGCGGACAGGGCCATCGTCACGGGCAGGCGGGCGATCACCCGAGCACCTCCTGTGCGGCAGCCAGAACCTGCGCCTTGAGCATGGTCTCCATGCGCGGTACGGCTGGCCCGACATGCGGGAAGGGCGGCTGGTAGTAGTGCCGGCCGAGGCTGTCTGTCATGTCGTAGAAGCCGAATTCCAGGCGTCTGCCCTGGGGCTGGTTGGTGCCGATGGTGCACTCGGCGCCGTACGGGATGCTGCGGGTCACGGTTTCCCAGGACGACCGGTACCTGCCGGTGATGACGTTTGGCCCGGGCCGGCCGGTCGCGTTGGCCCGGATCATGCCGCGGCCCAGTTCGGCGGTGTGCTGGACCCGGCGGGCGATGGCGTCCCCCAGGTTGTCCGCTGCGGCCTCGAGCCGGTCGGCCAGCTCATCGGGCGTCACGGTGTGCCCTCAGCCCGGTTCTGGTCCAGGGCGGTACGGCGGACGACCTCCACGGTGCTGGCCTGCCCGGGGTCGGCGCAAATCCATGTCCGGCCCAGGAGGGAGGTGCGTGTCGGGTCGTGGACCTGGACGGCGGACGCGATGGCGTGCTCCGGAGGGATGGGCGCCCCGATCGGGGTGAGGAGAACGTACGTGGACCGGGTCTGGGGGAACCACGGCTGGGTGGCGTCAGGCACGGCGGAGCGTTCCATCGTCGCGGAGCCAGGGACGATGGCGCCCGGTCCCTCGTAGAGGACGGTGCCCTGCGGGTACTCGAGCTGGCCGGTGGCCGCGTTCAGGACGGGCTCGCCGCTGCCGGGCTGGGTGATACGCACGGTGTCGATCAGCAGGTTGGTCTCGATCCACCGTGTGACGCCAGCAAGCGCCTGGTCCAGGCCGGCCATCAGATGCTCCCCTGCGCCCAGTCGGCGAGCTGCTGGAGGATCGCCCGGGTGATCTCGTGCTTGGTGCCGTCGAGATCGTTCCGGTTCAGTGCGGCCTGGCTGAGCGCGGTGGGATCGATGCTGCCGAGGAAGGCGGCGATGGCTTCGCCGGGGTCTTGCTCGGTGGCGACTGCGACGCGGGCGATGCCTTCCCAGAGCAGGCCATCGGACTGGCGGGTGTGGAGGACCAGGGTGGGCAGGGCGTCGGGGATGGAGTGCTGGAGTGTGTACCCGGCGACCTGGCCCTGTGGGATCCGGTGACCGTCCAGGGTGATGGAGGCGTGGCCGGGCTGCGCGTCGATGCGCACGCCGTACGCGCTGGGCGTGGCCGGGGGCGGGCTCGGCTCGCTCATGCGGGTGCTCCAAGAGGTCGGGTGGGCCTGTCGAAGTGGGGCAGAAATTCGCGCACGCAGTGGGCGTGGGCCACGGGGTGGGCGAGGGCGTCGTCGATGTCGCGAATGGTGCCGTCCGCGGTGTCCGGGTCCTTGTGTGTCGCCCATCCGCAGCCGTGGCCGTCTCGGACTTTGACCTGGGTGCAGGCCAGCTGTTCGTACGCGGTGGCGACGGCCCCGGCGTTGGCGGCGGTCACGGCCTGCCATGACAGGGCTGAGGCTGCCCAGGCTTGGACGGGGTGGCGGGCGTTATTGGCGTAGATGACGGTGTCGAGGGGGTGCTGCTTACGAAGTGCGTTCCGGTCGAACGCGGCTACTTCGAAGCGGGACAGGCGAGTGCGGGCGGCGTCCACGGCGGCGCGCATGAAGGCGCGGGCGCGGCGGGTCGCTTCGGTGAGGCGGCCGGTGAGGTCGGAGTAGCACTGGGCGGACAGGGCGGTGACGGTGTTCTGGTGCCGGGTGGTCCAGGACCAGGAGCGGCGGGGCCGGTCGGCCCGGTCGAGCATTGCGAGGGCGCCTTCGCGGTAGGCCAGGGGCAGGTCGGTGGCTGCCCAGCGTTCGGTGAATCCGGTGGCGGCCCGGTCGAAGTCGGCGATCGACTGCTGGAATGCGGTCTGTGCGGCCCGGATCAGGGCGGGGGCGTTGCGGCCGGGCCGGATTCGGGCGAGCGCGTCCAGGAGCCGGCTTTGGGCGCCGGTCAGGATGCGCCATGCTGCGGTGAGTCTGCTGGTGGCGTCCCGGATGAAGTCGAGGAGGCGGGCGCGGAGGGTGCGGCGCCGGGTGGGGGTGGTCATCGGCGTGGCCGTTCCACCAGGTACATCACACCGAACCCGTCGCCCGTGTCGTCATCGCTGTCGGCCGGGTCGTCGGGTGCGGGTGGCTCACCGGACTCAAGGGCGGCCACTTGCCGTTCGTAGGCGGCGATGTTCGCGGACACGTTGATGGACACGACACCGGACACGGTCACGGTGCCGGGTGACGAGAGCAGTGCGGCCAGGCGCTCTCGCACCACCTCGATGGCGACTGCCCGGGCGGTGGCGAGGCGTGCGTATCGGGCTGCGAGGTCGGTGAGGTCGGTGTCGGGGCCAAGCTGGGAGAGCAGCCAGGCGGTTACGGCTGGGTCCACCAGGTCCTCCGGTCAGGTGTGGGTGGGAAGGGGATGCAGGTGCGGGCCCGGTCTGGCGCCCCACCAGGGGTCGGGCCCGCACGCCGCTTACTGACCGCCGGTGCCCTCAGCGGCGGTCGTCCGGCCCCGGGCCGGCTTCTTGGCCGCCGTTTTGCGGGCGGCCGGCTTGGTGTCCTCGGTGTCGGTGTCCTTGTCGGGCTCCGGGTCCTTGGACTGTGTGGCGGTGTGGTCTTCGGTGCCCGGCACCTTGCCGTCTTCCCAGCAGTCGGGGTTGGTGACCAGGGCCGCGAGGTGCGGTGCCGGTTCCTCCCCCGGTTTGAGGAGGACGGTGCGGTGGCGTTCCGGGTCGCGGACGTATACGGCCTTGCTGAGCTTGGCCATGACGCTCACGCCCCGAGGACAGTTGCGGAGATGTGGATGTCGGGGACGTAGAGGACGGGCATGCCGATCGCTGCGCCGCGGGTGTAGATCTGGACCGGGTTGTCGTCGACGTGGGTGACGACGACGATGCCGGGGGCTTCCTGCCGGGTGAGGGCCGGGTTGGTGCCGGAGGTGAACTGGGCTGCCTCGCGGGTCACCCCGTACTGGGTCTGTGCCCATTCGGAGGCGGGCACGTCCGGGATGAGGATCCACTTGTTGTCCGGCAGGACCCGCTGGTAGGTGTCGTCGTTCCACACCTGGACGTCGTAGATGACGATCGGGGGGAGGCCGTAGCGGGCGCGGACCGCGTCGACCTCGTTGGGTGCGAGCGTCGCGGAGGGTGTGGTGGCGGTGCTGGAGGAGCCGTAGAACGCGGACCGGTACTCCGCGTTCGCGGCGAGGAGTGCGCGGGCGCGGCGGGAGGTGATGACCTCACGGGGCGCGGGGGCTCCGTTGTCGACGAGGTAGTCGATCCACGCGCGCTCGTCGGACAGGGGGGTGGCGTTGGGGTCGTCCCACAGGATTGCCGCGGTCGGCATGTTCTCTGCCGGGACGTTCCAGTCGACGTCCAGTCCCAGACCCGGCAGGTTGACCGCGCCGGTGGCCAGGAGCTGGCCGGCGGCGAGTTCCTGGGCGGTCTTGATGGACTCCACGTGGCGCTCGGCATCCGAGTACAGGAGTTCGATGTAGCGCTCGGTGTCCGAGCCGTGGCCGACGTCGAGGAGGATCTGGTCCATCTCGGAGACGGCGAGGGTCTGTCCGAGGGCGGGCAGCATGCCCTCGTTGACGACTCGCTCGGCCTGCCGCTTGGCCATCGCGGTCGGCGCGTCGTAGGCCCGGAACTTCGCGGCGTTGACGCGGCGCTTTGCGCTGGTGGTGCGGAACTTGATGCCCTGGATCTGCGTCTCCGGCAGGACTTCGCGGGTCAGCCGGTACTTGGCGGGGGTGTCCATCTGGCGGGCGAACACGGTCAGGTCGGTGGCGCTGGTGTCTCGCAGAAGGAGCTCAAGGGCTTCCATCGTCTGCTCCTCCTACTATCGGTAGTGGATGTTGACGCCGGGCGCGGTGGCCCCAACATCGGTGGGGTCGAACGGGACGGGGCACTGTTCGGCGAAGATCTCGCCGTGCCACAGCAGCGCGCCGGCGGCCTTGGTGGAGCCGGGGTTGAAGCTGATCTCGGACACCAGGAATCCGGCGAGGATGTCGGTGCCGTCCGCCGGTGCCGCGCCGCCGCCTGCGGTGGTCGTGGTGACGGTCACGGCGGGGGTGGTGCCGCCGGTCAGTCCGGCTGCGGAGGCGGTCATCTGCGCCTGGTCGTCGCCCAGGTACTGGCCGGCGAAGGCGACCACGATCGCGGTTCCGGGGTGCGGGCCCCCGGAGACGAGCACGTCACCGGCGTTGATGTTCGACAGGGCCTCGAGGGCTGTCTTCACCTGTGCGGCGGTGGCGTTGTAGGGGATGCCGGCGGTGGTCTGCCCGGAGAACGTCAGCGTGTAGGTGCCGCCGGTGGGCGTACCGGTGACGGTGACGGTCTGGATTTCGGATGTCGGGCCGGCGTACGGCGCGTACAGGCCGGATGCGGTGACCTTGCCCAGCGGGATGCCGGAGCGCATGACGTTTCGGCCCTGGAGCATCGGGTTCGCCGAGACGGTGTAGTGGGTGCCCGCGACGAACTTGCTCAGGTCGAGGGTGATGGTGTTGGTGTCCTGGACTCCTACCAGGGACGCGAGCCACGGCCTGTCGGCTGTGACGCTGTCCGTGTAGGAGTAGGGCTGGAAGTCGTTCACAGCTCTCCTCGTGATGTGGCGTGTTTGGTGCCAGCGGCACCCGCGGGTGCGCGTCCACGAGGAGAGGGCGTGGTCCCAACCCCGGCTGTGCGACCGGGAAGTCTGGTGGTCAGGCGGCCTTGTGGCCGCGCAGGCGGGCCATTTCTCGTCCGCGGTCGCCGGGCTTGCCGGTGGTGGCCTGGCGTGCGGGGGCGCCGCCGGCGGGTGCTCCGCCGGGGGCGGGCGGCAGCTGCGGGGCGGCCGGGTCTGTCTGCGGGCGTACGCCGAAGAGTTCGGGCCGGCGGGCCTTGAGGGCTTCGGCGGCGGCCGTGACGTCGTCGTCGCTGGCGTCGTTGTCGACTCGCAGAAGTGCGGTGGCGTCGTCCAGGTCGGTGCCGGTTGCTCCGAGGCCGACCAGGATGGCGCGGCGGTTGGCGACGCGTTCGCGGGCGGCTGCCTGGGTTTCCTTCTCTGCGAGCTTGCGTTCCCGGTCCTCGAGTTCCTTCGCGCGGCGCTCGGTCTCGGACAGCTGTGCCTGCTCGGCCTTCTTCTTGTCTTCGACGTACTGGCGCAGGCTGTTGACGTCGTCGAATCCGAGGTCGGAGGCGAGGCGCTGGTTGCCGTTGCGGCGCCCGGAGTCCTTTTCCGCGGTGAGTTTCTGTTCGAGCCAGTCGCTTCGGACGATGAGTTCGCCGTCCGCGGGTCCGGGGCGGGTGGCCGGCGCCTTGGGCTTGGGCGGGTCTGCCGGGTCGGTGTCACCTGCCGGAGGGGTCACGGCATCCGGGCTGGGGTCGCCGGAGGCGTAGAAAACCGGGGAGAAGGGGCCCGCCGGGTACGGGTGGGCCCACGCCGTGGTGTCGACGGGTCCGGTGATGCGGTCAAGCGCGGGGCGGCGCATAGGGGCAAGTCCTCCCAAGAGGTATCCAGGCCCCGCGCCTGAGATCAAGGAAAGCACGAGTCTGCTCATTCGTTGCCCCCGGTTGCCTGCCGCCCCGGCTCCAGCGGGTTTTCGTCTTCGTCGCCGCCTGGAACCGGCGGCAGGTTCGGTATGGGCGGGTCCGGGGTCTCGGGGCTTTGCGTCCGAGGAAGTCGGCGACTTCGTCAAGGTTTCCGAGGGCGTCGGCGAGGAACCGGGCCTGCTCGAACTGGCGGGCCTGGATCTGCTCGATTTCCTGCTCGATGTCGTCGATGGGGAACCCGGCGTCGGTGAGCATCCGTACGCCCGTCTCGAGGGACATGACGCCCTTGGAGACGCCGTTGGCGACCTGCTCGAGGACAGACGCCTTGTCGGTGGGGGTGTAGGGGCCGCGGACGAGTTCGGCGTCCTGCGGGGTGATGCCTGCCCAGTCGGGGTGCTGGCCTGCCAGGTAGAGGCGTTGGACGAACTTCAGGAGCAGCTTCTCTTTGTACTCGCGGGCCAGGCGCATGCTGCCGATGAGGGAGTCCAGCGGGCCGAGGGAGATCTGCATGGCGAAACCGGAGGGGACTTCGGAGGGGCTGAGGGTGCCCAGGGACACGGCGGGCAGTCGGGCGATGGCGGCAGCCCGCTCTTTCAGTTCGCCGACGTGGTTGCGGAGCTCGGCGAGGGCCGCGGAGGTATCGACGGCCGTCAGGCGGCCGTTGTCCGCCAGTTTGAAGACCATGCCGGGCCTGGCCGACACTTCCTCCTGCGGGTTGGCGCCGGAGATGGCGAGCATGGGCAGACCGGTGGTCGCCGAGGCCCGGGCGGAGTCCGTGTCGGAGCCGGCGAGCTCGTCGAAGACTTGCAGGACCTTCGCGAGGGACGACTGGCCCCAGTGCTCTTCGGCCGGCGGCACCGTGTTGGGGACGTGGATGACCGGGATGAAATCGATGAGCAGGTCGAGGTGGTCGAGGACTTCCCCGTCGGACCGGGTGGCGTACGTGGCCAGGGACAGGGGCAGCGAGTCGACGTCGACGGGGCCCTTGAGGTCGTCGATGACCCAGGTGGCGTCGGTGAGGTAGCAGGTGACGTACGAGGGCTCGTCGTTCCACGCGTACTGGCGGGCGATGGCCCCGGAGACGGGCTCGATCGTGTCACCGGGCGTCAGCACGGGGGGTGCGGGCTCCTCGAGTTCACCGCCGTCCAGGGCCTGGGCCGGCGGCGGCAGGGCGCGCACGGCGCGGGTTCCCGTCTCGTCTACCCCGGCCACGGTCAGGGGGCGGATCCAGTCCAGCTCGTACGTGATGCGCCGCAGTCTGGTCTTCAGCCCGCGCTTCGGATCGGCTGGCAGTTCCCACGCGAAGTGGACGCGCCGCGGGTACTCGCCGTCGTCGTCGTCCTCGCCGATGACGGGGAAGTAGAAGCCGGGGTCGGTAACGCGCAAAGTGGGGCGGCGCTTGGCCGGGTCCCACGCCATGCGGTACACACCGTCTCCGAGAGCGACGGCCTTGCGTTCGCACTGCTGGAGGCGCATGGGGAGCAGCTCGGCCTTGGCCCAGGCGCGCAGGAGGTTCTGGACGCGTTCGGCTGCGGCTGTCGCTGCGGCTTCGCCTTCTTTGGAGCCGGTCTGCTCGGCGCCGGGGACCACGATCTTCTGGTCCCGGCCCAGGACGTTCGCGACGAGGGTGTCGATGAACATCGAAGGGTCGCCGAACTCGCGTCGCTCCCGGGCGAGCGGCCCGTCAACGACCTCGGCGATCTCGGAGGCCTGGTTGTGGTCGTAGGCGGCCAGGAGCTTGTAGGCGGCGAGCCGGTGCTCGGCGTCGGCTGGCACCCACATGGCCTGCGCTTCAGGGAACGCCCGGCGGCTGGGCATGCCTTGCGCGTCGGAGTACACCGGCTTGTAGTTCAGCCAGCTCCACGCGTGGATGGCGATCTCTCTGAGGCCCACAGAGTTTTCCTCCGTACCAGGCCCCGCGCCTTGTGATCAGAGTACGGGCGTATCCGCAGGTCGTTCCCCGGGCGGGAGATTTCTGGATTCGCGGCGCAGTGGAACGCGGCCGTGCGTAGGCTCGGTTCGCGCGGTGGCTCACGCCATCTCGAGCCTGTGGTCCCCCTCTGCAACTCACTAGGGAGGGAGTACCAAGCATGGCTGGACGGCATCGGAAGCCGCGTGCAAAGTGGCGGGCGGCCCTGAGCAAGATCCTGTTGGGGCTGTCGTTTTGTTGCGAACGTAGACCGCGCTATCGGTCTTGTTCGCGACATCCCCTGGTTCTGACTCAGGGCGGCCGCTACCACTTGGCCCGGGGGCCGGCTGTTGCCGGTTCCCGGGCTTCTCTCTGCCTCACCCCCAGCGCACTGTGCAGTGCGTTCAGTGAGGCGTCGCCCAATCTAATTCACGTCTGGTGATTCCACACGGGGCTTCTCCAAACTGGGTCCCCCAAAGTGACCACTTATTTGGCATCTAAGTGGTCACTGCTCTTTGTGCAGGTCAGGCAGGCTGAGGCCGTCGGCCGCCAGGACGACGGTGCCCTGGTCCCTTCTCGGCCCGGGTCGGGGCGTTCACCGGCGACCGGCCAGCCGCTGGTCTTTGTACGGGGTGCTGGCGACGGCTGCGGAGGCCGGGTCGGCCAGTTCGGTGATGAGGTGGACGGCGGCGTCCAGGCGGTCTGGGGAGTCCATGCCGGGGATCCAGGACACGTACTGGACCTCGAGTCCGGGGAACTCTCCGACGTGGTGGACGTGGCCGTTCTCGTAGAGCTGGGCGATGGGTTCGGCGCGCAGTCTCTTTCCTACCTTGGCGGTGACTTCGATGATGCGGGGCATCAGCATGCCGTTGGTGAGGCCCTCACGCTGGAGCTCTTGCCAGGCTTGGCGGAGGATCTGCGCGGCCATGTCGCCGCCGAAGTTCGCTTCTACCACCCAGGCGTCGGCCTCGAGTTCAATGGCCAGCAGGCAGGCTTCGCGGCCCCATTCTGCGGCGCCCATCTTCTTCGACCGGTCGGCGAGCAGGTACATCTCGCCTTCGGCATTGCGGCCGCCACCGATGAGGCCGACTTCGTCGCTGTCTTCGCGGCCGCCTGCGGTGTCGATGGCGACCAAGGTGCGGGTGAGGTCGACGCCGCGGAAGGCTTGGGGGGTGATGCGGTTGTCGGTGATCCACGGCCATTTCCAGACGCCTCCTTCGAGGGGGCGGGGCTCTTGCTGGTAGAGGGCCCACCAGCCTCGTTCGCCGACGGCCTTCTTGAACTGGTCGAGGTGCTTGCGCTGGAAACGCTCGGGCCAGAGTGGTGCGCCGACTTCTCGTCCGAGGGGGTCGTCGGCGGTCATGGCGAGGGCAGGGAGGTTGATGACGGTCCAGTCCTCGGCTCCGCTCTGGAGGATGCGGCCGGCGAGGTCGTTCTCCGACCAACGGGTCTGGATAACGATGATGGAGCCGTTGGGTTCCATGCGCGTGTTGATGACTTGCTGCCACCAGTCCCAGAGGGTGGCGAGCTTGACGGGGCTGTCGGCGTCCTTGGCGTCTTTCAGAGGGTCGTCGACGATGGCGACGTTTGCGCCCATGCCCGTCAGCGAGCCTCCGACACCGGCGGTGACGAGACCGCCCTCGGTGTTCTCCAGGTCGAAGCGGTTCGCCGCCTGCGACCCGTAGCGGAGATTGATGCCGATGGTGTCGCCGTGCGCGCGGATGCTGTCCCGGATCCACCGTCCGTGGCCTTCGGCGAGCTTGGCAGCGTAGGAGGCGATCATGACGCGGTGGTCGGGGTTCTGGGCCAGGTACCACAAGGGCCCCAGCGGGCGGCGCGAGCGCTCTTCCCATGACGTGGAGGCATGTTCAGAAGGACCCGCATGCGTTCGCCAGCGGCGATGCGAACGAAGGCCATGTCGATGAGGTCAAGGTGGCGGGCTTGCCACTCGCGGCCTCCGGTGAGCGCGGCCGCCATTGCCCGGGGGAACGCTCGATGGCCATCTGCTGCTCGGCCCACGCCAGGGCGGCGCGGGTCTCCTTGTCGGCGAGACGGGTAATGGCGGCGCGCTGGTCGGGGGCAGGGTGCGGTACACCGCGACTTGCCGTTCAAGGGCTGTGGTCACCCGTCGGGTTCCTGACGGTTCAGCCACTGCTCGTAGTAGGCGAGGGCGAGCTGGTCCGCTGTACCGCCTGGCACAGTTCCACCGAGGAGGATGCCAAGGGCGCCACGAAGTCCGATGACCTCGCCTCGTACGTGCTCGGCCACGGAGGTGGATGATTCGGAGACTTCTCGGCTGGCAGCAGTGAATGCCTCGGTCGCGACCAGTTCGTAGAGACGGGTAGTGCGGCGGTGGAGTTCCTTCGCGATGGCGTCAGCGTGTTCGGCGCTCATTCCGTGGCCTCGTCGTCGGCCGGGGTGGAGGTGGCCGTGTTGGCGGGGTCGCCGGTGTCGAGCCGACTAGTTGCGGCGATGATCGCGGCCAGCTTCTCCGGGTCTGCGGTCGATACGGAGAGCGGTCCGCCTTCGGGTCCGGACACCTCGGTCTTGACGGGCATGTCGAGGCCGTTGAGCTTGGCTCGGCGCTCCCCGTTGCGTCGCCGGGCATCGTCGATCTTGACGAGCCGGTCGATGGCTTGGAGGACGGGGGCGTCGTCTTCCATGGGTTCGTTGGTGTCGGGGTGGAGGATGACGCGGCCGTTGTTGACGAGGATGTGCCGGTTCTTGAGGACTTGGCGGGCGGCGGCTTCGAGGCCTTCGAGGCGTTCGAGTTCGGCGTCGAGGCGTTCGTTCTCCTGCTGCCGGTAGACGGACGCTTCGGCGGCTTCCTCGTCGCGGTTCTGCTCGAGGGCGCGGATGAGGTCTTTGCGTGCGGCGCCGGAACTGCTGTATCCGAGGTCGAGGATCTGGGGTCGTCGAAGGGGACGCCCTTGCGGCGGAGGCGGATGAGCATGGTGCGGCGCTCGGAGATGAGGGCTTGCTGTGCTTTGGAGATTGGCATGGCGGTCGGGGCTCCCGCATGTTGGTCGGTCAGGCCCCGCGCCTACCTTGATGATCCCTGATCGTGGCGTTTTGGTTCCCCCTGCTCGTGTGCGCTGTCATCCTGCGCTCATGAAACGTGTGCGTGGGTGGGGTCTTCCGTTGTGGCGGTGGCTGTGGTGATGCTGGCCGGCGGGTGCTCTGGCGGCGGTGAGGTGGACGCGAAGCCGTCCCCGTCGGTGACGCCGGAGGCCCCGGAGATGGTGCCTGAGCCGGTGGTGACGGAGACGGAGGAGACGTTCCCTCGCACGCCGGAGGGTGACCTAGACCGGCTGGCGGCCAAGAAGGGCTGGGCCGTGGAGGACAGCCTGTACGAGAAGCCGTCGGACCTCGTGACGGACATCTGTGAGTCGCTGCCGGTGAGTGCGGTTGGTGGGGCGTCGCGGCCGCAGTGGCTGGTGGAGAGCGGCCAGATGGAGGGTGACCGGGGGGCGGTGTTGTCGGCGGGGGTGCCGAAGCTGTGTCCGAAGTGGTCGTGGGCGGTGAAGGCCGCGTCGTCGGGGCGGTACGAGCGGTGGTTCGGGGATGGGGAGTACGAGGTGCGGGCTGTTCCGCCGGCGAAGGGTGATGTGGGGGCGACGATCCGCCGGGGACGTACCGAACCAAGGGCCGGCTGGATGACTGCTACTGGGAGCGGGCCACGAAGGCCGGGGAGATCCTGGACAACAACTTCGCCAACGCGGCGACGGACATCACGGTGACGATCCTGCCGTCGGACGGCATGTTCAAGTCTGAGCAGTGCGGGACGTGGAAGCCCGTCAAGTAGTTCGGGCCGGGAATGGGAGTGGCCCGCGTTCCCTGGGGGGTGGGTTCGCGGGGCCATCTCGGGCCTGGACGACGGGGGGGGTGTCGTCCGGCCGGTGGGTAAACGTTCATGCGGGTTGTTTGGGCACGGCCTGGTCGGGGTTGGGCGCGGGGACACCGGGGCCCCCGACCGGGCTGTGCCAGTACCAGCGTGGCGCACAAACGGGGGTTTGTCTTAGGCGGTATCCCCTGTGGCCGGCTTGGGGTGATGGGCTTGTCGATGTGGGGGTGTTCGACTTCGACGCCGATGCCGTGGGCGCGTAGTGCGGTGGCGATTTCTTCGGCTACGGCGACTGACCTGTGGCGGCCGCCGCCGCACATGACGTGGACATCGACGCGTAGGAGCTGTTCGCCGGCCCAGCGGCGGAGGTTGTTCTCCTCAAGGAGGTGCGGACTCGTTCGGTGGTCTGGTCGACCATTTCACGGGCGCCGCGGGTGGCCATGACGTAGCGGCGAACTTCAGGGTCGAGGCCGTTGGAGTTGAGCATGCGTTCGCGTACGGCGGGGTCTTCGGCGGGTTGCGGAGGGCGCGGGTGTCGACGAGGAGGGCGTTGCCGTGGGGGATGTCGGTGTGGTTTTCACGAAGGAGGGTGATGATGCTGCGCGTGCTGATGTTGTCCATGCTGGTCTCCCGTGGGTGGGTTTTATCGGCTGGCCGTAACGGAACGGCTGTGGGCGGCGTATCGGGGTTCTCGGCTGCGCGCAGGGCTCGCTGGAGAGGGCTGCGGGATTCGGGGGTGTTGGGTCGAGGCTGGCGATGATCAGCCGCCCGTCGGGAGACGGGCAGCGATCGCGGCCTCAGGGTTCGGGTGGTGCTCATGCCGGTCTTTCAGTCGTTGGAGCCGCTGGCGGGTTGGTGGCCGAGGCCGACGCGGACGGACTTGCCTTCCGCGATGCGGTGGATCTTGCTCGCGCCTGCCAGCTTGCTGAGCGCGTTGGCGAAAGTTGATTCATTCAGGCTGGTGGCGGTGAGGAGGGCGGGCCGGTCGATGTAGACGATGTCGATTCCAGCAGGGTCCGCGTACTTGTTGAGGACACTCAGGATCGTCTCGCAGGCCGTGGGATTTCTCGGATACGACGGGACGTTGATGCGGTCGCCGGCCGGGCGCGTGGTGGACTCTTCATCGACGAGCGATGGCTGCTTCAGGGCAGCCGCTGCCGCCTTCCGGCCAGCTATGTAGTTTTGGATTCGCTTGGACAGGATGAACCACTCGGTCTGTCCGAGGCGGTCAGACGCGAAGTGCTGGTGCAGAGCGCCTTCCAGGTCGTTTCCTCCGTTCAGGAGGAGCGGGGCGTTCGACTTGCGCAGACAGAGCGCGGAGAGTCGAGCCGTGATGTTGGTACTGGTCCCGATTTGACCCGGTCGCCGTTGACGACGAAGTAGACCACTGGCTGGTGGGACGAGCGGTTCCACACGTCGTCTGAA